TGACCAACGTGCGCGCGTCGGGTACCGACGAAGCGGTGCGCCTGGTGCCGCCGATCCAGATGTCGCTGGAATACGCGGTGGAATTCATCGCCGACGACGAACTGGTGGAAATCACGCCGAAGAGCATTCGTCTGCGCAAGCGTCACCTGAAGGAGCACGAGCGCAAGCGTGCTTCGCGCGACGCGAACTGATCTGCGTTCGGCCGGACACCCGGCTGGCATGCAAGAACCGCGCCCCTTGTGGCGCGGTTTTTTTATAGGCTTCCGGTTTGCTCGGCGGGCTCGCCGGTGGGCGAGTGGCTGGCATGGCCGGGCGTTTCCATTGTGGACGCCGCCGAGCGGGGGCTGCGCCACGCTGGCGGCTTCCAGAGGTATCGGATATCCCGATCGCGCCACGCGTCGGCAAACATGTCGCGCCACTCGTGGAACGTCAGGGTCAGCGGGTTGTGGGTGCGGATCTGCCGCGTAATGCCGTACTCGGGCGCTTCGTCCTCGGGCACGAACGTGCCGAACATCCGGTCCCAGATAGTGAGCACCCCGGCGTAGTTGCGATCGATGTACTGCGGATTCCGGGCGTGATGCACGCGGTGCACGCTGGGCGTGTTCATCACGGCTTCGACGGCCGGCCAGCGGCGCCCAAGCCGCGTGTGGACGAAGAACTGGAACGCCAGGTTCAGGCCCACGGCCAGGATCACCCAGTTGGGCGTGAATCCGATCAAGGCGAGCGGAATCCAGAACAGCCACATGCCCGAGATCGGGTAGGTCAGGCTCTGGCGGAACGCCGTGGAGAAATTCATGCCTTCCGACGAGTGGTGCGCCACGTGCGAGGCCCACATCCAGCGCACCCGATGGCTGGCCCGGTGAAACCAGTAATAAAGAAAATCCTGCAGTAGCAACAGCAGCGCGAACGACCACCACGTCTCCGGCACGGCCCGCAGCCCGTGCGCGTAGCACCAGGTGTACACGGTGCGAATCATCAGCCAGAGGAAGAAGGCATCGGACGCCTGATGCATGAGCGCGAGCGTGGCGTTCGATGCGGTGTCGCGCCAGCGATAGATCGAGCGGTCGCGCTTCGACCAGTACCAGGCCTCCCAGGCGATCGTCAGTAGAAAAACTGGCGTAAAGGCCATGAGGATCAAGCCCGGGTCGAAGTTTCCCGAGGCAGTGGCAGTTGCAGCAGGGGCGGTAGCGGAGACCGGAGCGTTTGGCGTCATGGCGCAAGTGTGCACATTTCCGATGGCTTCGCACTGAGGATTTCCTCCATACGCGCAGAAAGTGAAGCATTCGACGCGCGTCATCGGTCATCACAAAAATGCACGGCTGAGTATCACCGCGATGCAATCAAGTCTGCCGCGTCGATGCCGTTCATTGGAGCGACGGCCATGGAGGAGTGGCCGTTTTTCACGTCACGGAGAGACTGCCCCCATGTTTCGCAACACTACGATCGGAGCCAGGTTGTGGCTCCTCACGATTGTCACCAACTTGTTGCTGCTGATTGTCGGCGCCGTAGGCTGGTTCGGCATGTCGCGCAGCAACGATGCCACGCACCAGATCTACGAGCAGCAATTGTCGGCCGCCACCCATCTGGCGGAAGCGCGTTCCAACCAGCTGCTGGTGCGTGTGCTGCTGGACCAGGCCGCATTTGCCACCGACGCCGCCGACGCCAAGGCCCGCGCGGCCACGGCGCAGGATTTCATGCGGCAGTCGAACGCCGCGTGGCAGGCCTACCTGGCCATTCCGCGCAGTGCCGAGGCGACCCGCGCCACGGAAGATGTGTCGGAAAAGCGCAAGGCGCTGTTCGAGCAGGGCGTGGCGCCGATGATTGCCGCGCTCAACGCCGGTAACCGCGACGCGATGATGAACGCCGTCATGGAGACGATTCCGAAGCTCGACATCGCGTTCACAGCCGTGAATACTGAACTGGCGCGGCTGCAGGTGGCCAGCGCGAAGTCGGTGTATGAGTCGTCGCAGCACCGCTATGGCCGCCTGCTGACGATCTCGATCGCAGTACTGGTGCTGGGTCTCGTATTCAGCACCGTGGTGGCCTGGCGCCTGCGCGCGTCGATCGTCGGTCCGCTCGATATCGCCATTGCGCGCTTCGCGCGCATGGCCGATGGCGACCTGGGCGCCGTGCGCGGCCGCGATGCGAGCGCGCTGGCCGACGAACATGCCAAGAGCGAGACCAGCCGCATGCTGGGCATGCTCGATCGCATGCAGGCGCGCCTGGCCGGCATGGTGGGCGAGGTGCGCAGCGGCGCCGATTCGATTGCCGCCGCCAGCCAGCAGATCGCCAGCGGCAACACGGACCTTTCGCAGCGTACCGAGCAGCAGGCGGCCTCGCTGGAAGAGACGGCGTCCAGCATGGAGGAGCTGACCAGCACGGTACGCCACAACGCCGACAGCGCCCGGGAGGCGAGCGCCCTGGCGGTGGATGCGCGCAAGCTGGCCGAACACGGCAGCGAGGCGGTGTCGCGCGTGCAGGCGACCATGCAGCATATCGACACCGGTGCCAACAAGGTCGTGGACATCATCGAGGTGATCGAGAAGATCGCGTTCCAGACCAATATCCTGGCGCTGAACGCCGCAGTGGAAGCGGCGCGCGCCGGCGAGCATGGCCGCGGGTTCGCGGTGGTGGCTGGCGATGTGCGCGACTTGTCGCAACGATGCGCGGCGGCGTCGAAGGAGATCCGCACGCTGATCGGTGCCTCGGTGGCCAACGTGCGCGAGGGGACATCGCTGGTGGACGACGCCGAACGCGCCATGCAGGACATCGTCGACGCGGTGCGTCGCGTGAGCGACATCGTGGGCGGCATCAGCGCGGCATCGGACGAACAGTCGCGCGGCATCGAGCAGGTAAATGTGGCGGTCTCTCATATGGATGGCATGACTCAGCAGAACGCTGCCTTGGTGGAGCAAGCCGCGGCGGCGGCCGGCTCGCTGGAAGACCAGGCGCAGCGACTGACGGGGCTGATGGCGGCGTTCCGGCTGGCCTGAGCAGCGTGTTGATGCAGGATATCCGCCGGCGCGTGGTCGGCGATTGAGACGATTCTGAAAAGCCGCCGTCATCGAATCCGGGCAAGGTAGCTGGCGTAAAATTGCCGCCTACAGAACTGGAGACGGAAATGACGGAGTTTGTATCGACGGCCGTGCAGGGCGGCGTGGCGTATCTGACGCTGAGCCGCCCACAGGCGCTGAATGCCTTGTCGCTGGACATGATCCGCGCGCTCACCGACGCGCTGCGTGGCTGGGAGCAGGACGCGGCGGTGCACGCGGTGGTAGTGGTGGGCGCGGGCGGCAAGGCGTTCTGCGCAGGAGGCGACATTCGCTGGTTCCACCACGCGCATCACGCTGGCGATCCGTTGCTGGACCAGTTCTTCGTCGAGGAATACGCACTCAACTACCTGATCCACCGCTACGGCAAGCCTTACATCGCGCTGATGGATGGTGTGGTGATGGGCGGTGGCATGGGCATCTCGCAAGGCGCGAGGCTGCGCATCGTTACCGATCGCACGAAGATGGCGATGCCCGAGACCAATATCGGCCTGTTCCCTGACGTGGGCGGCGGCTGGTTCCTGGCGCGCACGCCGGGGCATATCGGCGAGTATCTTGGCCTGACCGGCGTGGTAATCCATGCCGCTGACGCGTTGTACGCCAAGCTGGCGGATGCCTATCTGCCCGCCAACGCCGTGGCGGAAATGGTGGCTTCGCTCCAGGCGCACACGTTTGGCGATGGCGCTGACGTACTCGCGCATATCGCTTCGTTTACGCAGCAGCATGCCGGGGCCTGCACCCCGCAGGAAAGCCAGCTGGCCCGCCAGGCGGAGCAGATCGACGCGCTCTTTGGACGCGGCAGCGTGCCGGAGATGCTGGCCGCTGTGAGCGACGCGGAAGGCGATTGGGCCGCGCAGACCGCCGCCACGCTGCGCAGCCGCTCGCCGCTCATGCTGTGCGTGACGCTGGAGCAGATTCGCCGCGCCCGTACGATGTCGCTGGAAGACGAACTTCGCATGGAACTGGGCATGATGCATGACGTATTCCGTCACGGTGATGGCATCGAAGGCATCCGTGCGCTGGTCATCGACAAGGACCACAAGCCGAAGTGGAACCCGGCGCGGCTGGACGATGTCACGCCGGGACGCATCCGCGCATTCTTCGATAGCAAGTGGCGCCGCGAGGAACATCCGCTGGCCTCGCTGGGCCGTTAGCGAGCGGGGCGGCTGCCCGGCAAGTCGAGTAGAGTGACGGCTGGACCGGCCCGCTGGCCATGGCGGACCGGCCTCCGTTTGACTTCGATCCGCTGAACAGGGAAAGGAACCGTAATGAGCAATCCTCGTGATGTCGCCGTACTGGTGGGAAGCCTGCGCAAGGAATCCCTGAACCTGAAACTGGCCAAGGCGCTGGCCGCACTGGCGCCGCCGCAACTCAAGCTTGATGTGGTCGAGATTCGCCAGTTGTCCCACTACAACCAGGATGACGATGACAATCCGCCGGCGGAGTGGAAAGCGTTCCGCGACCGCATTCGCCGGGCCGACGCTGTGCTGTTTGTCACGCCCGAGTACAACCGTTCGGTGCCGGGCGTCCTGAAAAACGCCATCGATATCGGATCGCGCCCGTACGGGCAGAGCGCATGGGACGGCAAGCCGGGTGGCGTGATCAGCGCATCGCCAGGCAATATCGGTGGCTTCGGCGCCAACCACCATCTGCGGCAGTCACTGGTGTTTCTGAATATCCCGGTCCTGCAGCAACCCGAAGCCTATATCAGCGGTGCCGACAAGCTGTTCGACGCGCAGGGCGGTATCGCCAACGAGTCCACACGCGGTTTCCTGAGCAAGTACCTGACCACCTTCGCAGCCTGGATCGAACGCAACGCCGCCAGTTGATTCAAACGCCGGTCAGCCCCGTCCTACAAAGCATCGCGGAAGCGACCTGACACCGACGCGAAGCCCTCCTTTCTATAGTGGAGTCATGCTCACTACATATAGACAAGGAGGAACATCATGCCGTATATCATCGCTTGGCTGCTTGGCGTACCGGCCTTTGTCCTGATCCTGATCTGGCTGTTCATGCGCTAGCCCGCGCATTCCTCAATACAAAGACACGGCGCTTTCGGGCGCCGTTTTTCGTGCTGCCGAGTAGTCGTTGCATGACGGAAGCACGGCCCTGCCTGCGGCGGGCATCTCGCGTATACTTCTGGGTCTTCCGCCGTCCGCGCCCCTTGCGCGAATCTGGCCGCACATACCACGCCACACCCATGACAGTAAATCCGCGCCGCATCTCGGTTGCTCCGATGATGGACTGGACCGATCGCCATTGCCGCATGTTTCACCGTTCGCTGAGCCAGCACACGTGGCTCTATACCGAAATGGTGACGACTGGCGCGTTGCTGCACGGCGACGTGGCGCGACATCTCGATTTCAATGCTGCTGAGCATCCCGTGGCACTTCAACTCGGCGGCAGCGAGCCGGCCGATCTGGCGCAGGCTGCCAGGCTGGGCGAGCAGTGGGGTTACAAGGAAATCAACCTGAACTGCGGATGCCCGTCCGAACGGGTCCAGCGTGGTGCTTTTGGCGCCTGCCTGATGGCGGAGCCGCAACTCGTGGCCGATTGCGTCAAGGCGATGCGTGACGTGGTGACGGTGCCGGTGACCGTCAAGCATCGGATTGGTATCGATACGGTCGAGCATTATGGTTTTGTGCGCGATTTTGTCGGCACGATTGCCGATGCCGGATGCACGACCTTTGTGGTCCATGCACGTAATGCGATTCTGAAAGGACTGAGTCCGAAGGAGAATCGTGAAATTCCGCCGCTGCGTTATGAGGTGGCCTACCAGTTGAAGAAGGAATTTCCGCAGCTGGAAATTCTCATTAATGGCGGCATTATTTCGTACGACGAAATCGCGGCGCATTTGCAGCATGTCGACGGAGTGATGATCGGCCGGCAAGCCTATCACGACCCTTATTTCCTGGCGGAAATGGATACCCGGTTTTACGGCGCAGATACCGAGCTGCCGACCCGGGAAACTGCGGAGTTGTTCATGCAGGCCTATATTGGCCGGTTGGTCGAGCAGGGCGGTTATATGGGAGCCGCCACCCGCCATATGCTTGGACTCCATCGTGGCGTCTACGGGGGCCGAGGCTGGCGTCGCGTGCTTTCCGATGCCCGGCGCATGAATGCCGCGCGCACGGCCGCGGATGTCGAGGCGCTTTTTGTGGAGGCGCGTTCCCACTTGCGCCCGGACCTGCTCGAGGCCGCGTAGATGACAATCGGTCGCGATCAGGGGTGGAAGAAAGACTCTAATTCCGAACGATCGTTCTATGCAGGTTGCCGGAAATGTATGCCCCAGCGGCGTTTGCGGCAGTTGGGGCGGCTGGAAACCCGCGCCGGCAAAGGGATTCCCCTAATTCGCCAGGTCCGCCCCATGTTCTTACACTGTGCCTGCCCTCGAATACAGGGCTTTCTTCAACTGATTTTTGAGCCCGCCGTGTGCGGGCTTTTTTTCTCGGTTGTCTCGCTTCGGCGACACTAGACCGTGGGTTTGCCCGGATGGTGCACCCCGATTTCGGCGACTACATTGGTAATGCCTTCAGGGCATTGAGATCGCTAATTTAAGAGTCCGCTACGGCGGGCTCTTTTTTTTGCGCGCGTCGAAGCGTGTTTGGTGGCGTACCGCCCCGAATACAAGCGCTCGAAAAAAAAGCAGGCGATGCTCGTCGGGAGGATCGCCTGTCGGGAATGTCGAGGGGGTCAATTGCCCTCGGGGAAGAGTATCCAGTAGCGCCATAAGCGGTAGAACCCCGCATTGGTAGGGCAGTGCGGCAACAGGCTGCTTGGATATGCCAATGCTGGTCGGGATGGTGATCGCTTAAAGCCTTGATCCCGGGAGGCGGGGAAGGCACGCTGGCATGTTAGGATTCGCCGCAAGCATCGCGACAGTCGATGCAGGTATGAACCGCGGGAAGCTGACACGGTTCAAGTGGGGTGGAAAAGCAGTAGGGCCGGCGGCTCCGAATGCGCGTCGAAAGACGGCAACAGTCAGCAAGAGCCAGCCCAAGGGAAAACGAAATGAATGCGGAAGAGCCGTTCGGAGAAGTCTTCGAGGACTACCGGTTGATCTGGGTGGCGGAGCAACTGCAGGACGGAAAGTGGACGGCGCGGTATTGCTGGCACCCCGGTACGTCGGAGGAGGCAGGCAAGGCGTTGCAACGCGATGTGCTGAACGGCAAGTCGAAGCGATTGCTGGGACTCTTTCCGACCGAGGCCGAAACGATCGCTGCGATCAAGGAGGCAGTGCTGCTGGAAGCGAAGTGGGTTGGACCACGCTGAACCCCGTCAGAAGCCGCGAATTTTTTGTGCGGAATACTAGCCATCTCCTGAGAATCCTTGTATAGTCTTGTTCTTCGCTGATCGACAAGTCGGTTGGCAGGAAATCTCTACGGTGGCTGTAGCTCAGTTGGTAGAGTCCAGGATTGTGATTCCTGTCGTCGTGGGTTCGAGTCCCATCAGCCACCCCAAAGAATTAAAGGCTTCGCAGGTCTGCCACGACTAACTTGCGAGGTATTTTGGAAGATGACTTTCCAAAATTGGAAGATGCCCGCCAAACTGAGCGGGCATTTTTCATTTCAGCGCGTGGCTTTTACTTTGCGCTCACGCCGCCGGTCGTACACCTTGGCGACCATTTTCCCATCCGTGTGGCCCGTCGCATCAATGATCTTGGTATCACCGCCATCCATCCGATCCGTTACCGCGCTGGGGCGCATATCGGCCAGGGCGAAACGTCGAAATGCAACCTCCCTCCTTGCAGCCTCTGCTTCGCAATAGGTCATCAAACGCGTCCAGATCGTCGTCCAGCCGCTACGGCTATATTGCTGGCCCGAAGTGTTCCCGAAAACGTACATTCCTGCAGTGCGCTGCAAAGCCATGGCTTCGTCGATCGCTGCACGCAGCTCGGGCGACCAGTGGACCAATTTCCAGCGCTGTGCTTGGCCAGCCTTGCGCTTCCCGATCGGCACCTGCAATCCCTCTGGCAGAATCCGCTGACGCAGCAGCCCTCGCATCTCGTCGGGCCGGCTGACGGTCAGGAATGCGGTGTAGGCGCACAGCGCCATGATCTGGTAGCTGCCGCCACGCTGGCGCGCGACATCGCGCATCAGTGACATCTCGGCCTCGGTTACCACTCGGTCCTTCGGCTTCGTCGGGTTGTACTTGATGCCGCGGCACGGGTTCTCTTCCAGATCCCCCTGTCGGCGGCCGTACTCGAGCACGGCAGAGAGCAGGGCGATTTCCTTGTTCGCCTTTGCCGGCGCCCCCTTCTTGGCCCGATCCGCCAGGTAGCGGTAGATGTGAACCGGCTTGATCGAGGCAGGGCGCACCTTCCCGAATACGGCCACGAGGCGCTTCGCTTCGTTCCTGTTCTCGTCCAGCGTGCCCTGAGCCTTTCGCAACTCACTGTTACGCGGCAGCGAGTCCTGCCAGTCGAAGTAGCCTTCGAACAGTGCTTCGGTCGTGCCCGATCGGACGACGTTGCCGTTCAGCTCGTTCGCTCGGCGGATTGCTTCGTCCTTGATGGCAGCCACGGCTTCGGCGTCGCGCGTCGGCGCCGACAGGCGGAATGCCCATTTACCGTCAGTCAGCTTGTAGCCGAAACTCGTCGTGCGATCGCCGTACCGCGCGTAGAGGCGAAAGGGCAGCCCATCGGGCCGCTTGCGTCGTCCAATCATATTCAGATAGCAGAGAAGTCGGGTTCGGCCTCGGCGGCCGTTTCGGAAGACACAGCCTGCGCCACACCGCGCATTCTTGCCTCGAAGTAGGTTCGATCGACCTGCGGAAAGCCACGCAGGTTCGGGATGAAAGGTACGCCATTGCGTGTCAGGTGGCGGCGCATACAGGCATAGCTGTTGCTCGCGCAGCCGATCACGTTGGCTAGTTCTTCTGCTGTGAGGAATGCGCCGGTCATGGTGCTCTCCCAATGCGCCGCGGTCACGGCGATGATTCGTTGTCCTGCTGCTTCGATCATTCGTCGATTTATGGTGACTTATTGATTCTGAATAATTTGGGATAAAACGTCGGCCGGCACGTCGAAGAACCCCAAGCGACCGGCCAGCGGAGTGAAGGGCAGCGGCTGGGCGGCGCGCAGGGCAAAGCCGTGGCAGCCCTCCATGTGCCAGCGCGACGTCCGGCGCTCGGGCGGCACGCAGGCGGCGACCTCGGCCAGGCCGACAATGCCGCCGCGCGCCAGCTCATCGATCGCCGGCACCTTGACGTACCCGACGCTGATCTCGGCCATGTAATCCTGCACGGCGCGATGCTCGGCTACTGTCATGCCCTTGGCCGCGTGGATCAGCACCGGGCCGCGGAACCGAGTAGCCCACGACCGGTTCTCGATGTCCTTGTGGCCGTTGACGATCAGCCAGGCCCAAGGCTGGCGGATGGACAGGGCCTTGCCGGGAAGGGGGCGGGTCAGGGTCATGCCGCGCGCTCAACGTCTTCGAAGTCAAACAGGCTGGGCATGGAAACCTCTCGCTCGGCCGCCTTCAGGTAGTGAACGCCGTCCAGGAAGTAGGCTGGGTTGAGCTCGCTGGCCGCGCCGTGCCGCCCCTTCAAAATCGCCCGGTAGGGCACCGTCATCAGGCCGCCGAACGGGTCATAGACCAGGTCGCCGGGGTTGCTATAGCGCTCGATCAAGCGGTCCACGATGTCGAACTGCAGCGGGCAGACGTGTTGCTCGACATTGCGCCGGGCCTGGTCGCCATTGAGCGTTCGCATGCGGTTGATGTCGTGCCAGACCTCCGGGTGATGGCTGCCGGGCGCCAGGCTCATGAACGTGGACGGCAGGGCGCCCCGCGCCTCCAGTTCCTCGCCGATGCGCACGTGCGTCTCGTAGTCGTAGACGCTGGCCAGGCTCTGCTCGGTGAACAGCTTGGCCAGTTTGTCCGGGCCCAGCTTGCCCAATTCCTCGGCCGTCATCTGGCGATTCCCGCTCGAGCGCCAAAAGGCATGTGCATCGACCTGCCAACGCGCGCGGGTGTAGTCAGCCTTGTCCTTGCGCACGGGCGCGTCCGCGTAGCCCTTCGATCGGTCGCTTTGCGGCTTGCGGAAGATCAGGATGTATTCCGGGCTGCCGACGCCCATCTTCGTGCCGTCCTTGCATTGTTCCGACCAGCCCAGGCGGTATGTTTGGTTGTTCTCGCGCACGACGTCGGTCACCACGGTGATCATGCCCATGTAATCGAACCCGTGTTTCTGGCCATGGAACAGCGCCTCGGCGTGGAAGGGGCTAACAGTGGGCGCGCCGGCGCCGGTGACATTGCCGAACAGGATCCGATCCTTCACGTGGCAGCAGTAGATCCGGCCCGGCTTCAGGATGCGCAGCAGCTCGGGCGTCAGAAAATCCATCTGCGTCCAGAAGTGGGCGTTGTCCTCGGTGTGGCCGAAGTCGTTGTAGGAGGGCGAGTACTCGTAGTGGTTCGCGAAAGGAATCGAGGTCACGATCAGGTCGACGGACGCCTCCGGCTGCCGGCGCGCCTCCTCCACGCAGTCGTTGTTCGCCACTCGGAAGTACTCGCCGGCCGCCTCGATGCGCTCCACGCCGATGGAACGAGCCAGCGTCTCCTGCATGGCCAACTGGCTGAGGCCGTATTGCTTGATGATGTCGGTCATTTTCTGCACCATTTCGTCGTGCTGGCGCCACTTCTCCTGCAGGGTGCGCAGGATCTCCCGCTCGGCTTCCGAATGGATGATGTCGACGCGGCAGGCGTGGGGTTGCTGAAACCGCTGGATGCGGTGAATCGCCTGGATGAAATCGTTGAACTTGAAGCCGATGCCCGCGAAGATTGCGCGGTGGCAGTGCCGCTGGAAGTTGCAGCCGCTGCCGGCGATGATCGGTTTCGTGGACAGCAGGCGATACTTGCCGTCGCCGAAGTCGATGATCCGCTGTTCGCGCTCTTCAAGTTCTTGGCTGCCCCAAACGCTCACCGCATCCGGCAGAGCCTCCTGAATCGCATGGCGTTCCATCTCGAGGTCGTGCCAGATCACAAAGTGGTCAGCTGGATCGGCATCGATCAGCTCAACTGCCTTGGCCACCCGCGCGTTCAGGCTATTGCGCTTCTCGGCGGATGCGGCCTGCACGCCGAGGGCTGGATCGTTGAACATCAGAGCTTGGCCGATCTTGTCCGTGCCGGCCGTGCTGTAGTCGGTAGGGACCTCGTGGTACCGAACGTCGAGCGGCGGCAGCGCGTAGCCTTCATCGCTGTAGCCGAGATCGGACGGCTTCTGGATGAAGACGGCCCAACTGCTCACCCACAACCAGAATTCCTGTTCCTTGTGGGGATAGAGCGTCAGGTTGCCAGCCTTCTCGCTATCGCGTTGGAAGAAGCGGGTTAGCGCTTGGCCGGTATCCATCTGGCCGAGAAAGCCGGCGTAGTGAATCAGTTCCTTGAAGCGGTTCGGGCTCGGCGTCGCGGTGTTGACCAGCTTGTACGGCACGCCCTCAAACAGCGGCAGGAACTCCTGGTACGTCTTGCTCCCGAAGGAACGCAGCACGGACGCCTCGTCGAGGCTGACGGCCGTAAACCTGCGCGGGTCGAGCTTTCCGTCTCGCACCGACTCGTAGTTCGTCAGGTAGAAGCGGTGGCCAGCATCCACTTCTGCGTCCGTCCGGATGAACTGCAGGTCGATGCCCAGCATGCGCGCGTCGCGGATCAGTTCCTGGCGCACGCCCAGCGGCGCTACGAGCAGCAGGTCGCCTCCGGCGTGCTCGACTGTGAGCCGGCCCCATTCGCACTGCATTACGGACTTGCCCAGGCCGAACGATGCGAAGATGCCGCGGTTGCCGCCCTTTACCGCCCAGCGGACGATGTCGCGCTGGTGTCCGAACAGAATCGGATTGACCTCAGCCGGATCCGTGTCGAAGCCGTCGAAGCGGGCCATCTTGATCTTGGCGCGCAGGAACTCGTCGTAGCGGTCCATGGTTACGCTGCCTCCGTTTGCTGCGCCACAGACAGCGCCAGGGCCACCGGCCGCACCCACACCGGCGTCGACGACAGCATGAACGTCTCGCCCGTCTCAGCAAGCATCAGCGTGGTCCCCATCACCTCGGCGATCGCCACGGCCGCGTCCGGCGGCACGGCGTTGCCGATGCGCTCGCGCCAGGCCTGATCGCTCAGGCCATCCAGTTCGAGGTATTCCTCCGGCTCGATCAACGACTGCAGCGCAGCCAGTTCCAGCGTGGTGAAAGGGCGGTGCCACGTGCCGTCCAGCGCGCGGATGATCGCGACCACCTTCTCGTTGGCGGCCGGCAGGCGCGGGTCTGCCACCGACCACCGGCCGTTGTCGTGGCCGGCAGCTGCTGACACAGCGCCGCTGGGCTGATCCCATCCGACCACGCCGTAGTGGCCACCCGTCAGGTAGTTGTCGCCGCGCTCGCGCCGCATGCCTGGCCGGGGATCTGCCACAGCGAATGCACCTTGGCCGGTGGTGCTGCCGGCAATCACCGTGCCGGTGGCTTCGTTCCAGGGCGTCACAGCGTATTTGCCAAACGTGGGGCCGTCGCGGCGCTGGTCGGCCACACACTGGCCGGTGCCATGCGCGCTGGTGACGGCGCCGGCGGCGTCCGACCAAGGCACGATGCGGTATTCGTTGTTGTGCTTGGCTGGGCCGGCGTGGCGCGGGTCAGCGACGCTGAATGACCCCTGGCCCGGCGACTTCACTCCGATGATCGCGCCAGACGGCTCGGCCCATTGCAGCACGCCGTACTGCTGGTATTGCGCCGCGCCGGCGGCATGCCGGGGGTCGGCCACCGAGAATGCGCCGTTCGTAGGCAGCGACTCGCCGGCCACGGTGCCTGCGGGCTCATGCCACTCAAGCACGCCCAGATGGCCGCCGCGGCGCTCGGGCAGGATCAGGTAGTCCCGAAGGTAGCCGTCTTGCACCGCCAGCTTGTTCAGGCTGCGCCAGTCGCTACCGGCCTCGACGAAGGCCAGACGCACCCACGTTTTCCATTGCAGCGCCGGCACGCGGTGCATAGGGCCACCGGCTGCTGCGCCTGGCAGAGGCATGCGGCCAAGCACGGTGCCGACACCCTGCAGGCGGCGCACGGGCGGCTCGTACAGGAACGCGGGCACCTTGGCCGTGTGGCGCGCGACCAGCAGGAAGCGCTTGCGGCTCTGCGCCAGCCCGCCGATCACGCCGCAGTCGTGCGTGGTCTCGTTCACGGCGTAGCCGTAGTGCCTCAGGATCTGGCCAATCTGGTCCAGCAGGTGCCGGCCTCGCGTGGCCAGGCGTGGCACGTTCTCGAACACGATCAGTTCGACGGGGTCATCCTTCCATGCCTCACACATCAGCCAGACGCAGCGCAGCGTCAGCTCGTTCAGCGCCTGGTACTTCGGCGTGCGGCTCAGCGTCTCCGACAGGAGGCCTGACGCGCCCTTGCACGGGCTGGAAATGAACACGCAGTGCGGGTGCTGGTGGCCAGCCGCGCGCACGATGTCGTTGGGGGTGGCCTCGCGCCAGCCCGACGGCGGTTCGACGCCGTGGAAAGCGGTGTACTGCTCGCGGGTGAACAGGTCCATCACCGTGCAGGGCACGCCCACCAGCGTCTCAAAGTCGCGCGCCGCGGCCGGATCGTTGTCGATGCCGCCGATGCAGCGCCACGTGCCGATCATGTTGCCGACGCGGGAGACGGCCTTCTTGAAACCCTTGGCGCCGCCGCCTAGGCCACAGCAGAAGCCGAAGCTGTTGTATTCGCGGCGGATCATTGGTCCACCTCCGCCAGAAACTCGGCCTTCGTGATCCGCTCGCCCTCGTAGAACATGACGCCGGACGTTAGCTGCTCGGGCCAGTGGCGGCCGTGCGCGGAGACAGCCCGGGCGATGATCTCGGCGCGCTGGCTATTCACCGCAAAATTTGCGGCGATCGCGGCCGTATTCTCGGCGCGGGCCTCGAGCAGGGCTTCGATCTCGGTTCCTGGGGCGGGGGACATGGCGGCCATCTGCGCATCAATAGCTGCGCGCGGAGTGCAATACCATGCGCGCTGCGATTCATCTAAGCCTGGCCAATACAGGTGATACCGCTTCTCGCCTTCACCGTTGGTGATCGTGTCAACGATCGCGCCATCCTCAAGTAGGAAATCCAGTCGCTTCACGTCCCACGGATCGTTCGCACCTTGTGCCAAGGCGGCAAGAATGGCGCGGACTGCAGCGACGAATGCTGGCTCTGCCTTCGGGTCGTGCCCGGGGCGGAAGTGCTGGCGACCAATAGCCAAAATCTGCTCGTCCGTCAGCACCATACCGTCACCGTTTCCGGCCGCCGAATCGTTGTCCTTTTGGCGATTAACGCTCTCCAGCACATCGCTCTGCGCCCATTCCGTTTCGCGGTCAAGGAAGCTCCGGCCGAGCGGGTGGCCGGCGCCAAGCCCGTCGTTGAAGGCCAATTGCCAAGCCTCGTCCCACGCGGACTTGGCGACCTCGGTCAGCACACCACCTGCGTCATTGGTAGTCATCACGGTTTCCTGTAGGGGTGGGCGGACTGGCGACTGTCCCAACCAGGAGATGGCGTCGCGCGCTGTTTTTCGGGACTCGGCGTTGTCCCGCCGCCGTCCGCCCGTTGATCAGTCGTCGACGCTCTCTTGCGCGTCTTCGTCGATGCCCAGGCTCATGTGCACTTCCTGGCCAAGCAGAGCCAGCAGCTTCGCCGACGTCTTTTCGTCCGGGTGCGCCTGCACGCGGAAGTTCACGAAGACGGTGCCGCCCTCCTGGAAGTCGAACGTCAGCTTGTTGATCTTCGCGTCGGCCAGCACGATGTCGTCCTGTGCGCGCACGCCGTTGTGGATGGCCAGGCGCTGGTGGTCCCAATCGCCCGCCCACTTCACCGGGCCGAGGCTCGGGTGCTTGAGGTTCGGCAGATAGCCGGCATCCGTCACGAGGTCGCCCTGCACGGACTCGTCCTTGTGATAGAAGCTCTGCTTCAGCATGGGCGAGAACAGGGACAGCACGTCGTTGGACATGCGCGCCTGCAGCTTCAGGTCTACGGCCAGCACCGCGTCCTCGCCGTGCTTCTCGTTGCGCGCGTTGATGTGGTTGATCTTGACCAGTTCGGTGTCGAGTTCGAGCATTCGTGTGGCTCCGGTGGTGGTGGGGATCAGGCTGCCGAGAAATCCATTTCGCAGATCCAGCCGATAACCTGTTCCTCGGTGGCTTCGAAATGGCTGACCAGCGCGGCGATGATCTGCGCGTCGGTCGGACGGGAGGGATTCGCGGCGGGGCGGCGCGCGGCCTGCGCGGCAGGACGGGTGGCTACTGGAGTGGGGCGCTCGGCTGTCGCTGGTGCGGACGCTCGATCGGCGGCCTGTTCGTCGTGAGCCGCGGCGGCTTGCGCAGCCTGCTCGGCGGCGAGCTTGGCGGTGGCTTCGCGCTCGGCCTTGGTCTGTTCCTCACGGCGGATGCGCTCGCGCGTCGCTTCTTCCTCGCGCTGCTTGTCCAGCTTGTGCTTCTCGATGCGGTTCGAGACCACCATCTTGATGTCGTCGAGCTGGCGAGTGCACAGGCCAAGTCGGTCGGCAAACAGGAACTCGAAGCCCTTGATCGCCTCGTCCAGGTAGGCGATGTTGTCGCGGATGCGCTTCGCCGCGGCGTCGGCATCGATCTTCGAGTTCGCCAGCAGCGTGTCGACGGCATCCTGGATGCTTGCCACCGAACGCTTGCCCTTCGCCGCGCCGGCGAAGTCTGGCATGCCCATCTGGACAAAGGCGCCGCCGGTTTCATCTTTCAGCGCCTGCACGTGTACTGCAAACGCGTCACGGCCGCCCTTGATGATGGCTTCCTTGACTTCCACCTTGCGACGCGTCACCAGCTTGTCCAGGTCCAGCCGCACGCGGCGGGCCTCGGCGCTGATGTCGTCGATCGTACGGAACAGCTCGTCGATGCTCTTCGTCTGCGACAGCGCATGCTGCTTGGCGGCGGCCAGACGGTCCTCGACCATGCCGCACCACTTGACGGTCTTCTCCGCGTCTGCGAAGTCCTGGTCGGACTGCAGGTCCTTGTTGATGCCGGCGAACACCGCCAGCGCGTGCTCGCGGTACTCGCGCAGGTTGCTCGCGGTCACCTGTCCCGTGACCTCGACGAACAGCGCGGGCAGCGTCTCGGGCGTGCGGCCCTCGGGCTTGGCCTCGATCTCGCTCGGCTCATACTCGGCAAGATCCTTATCGAACTGCGCCCAGCCATCACGGATGCGCTCGAACCACACCGGGTCGGGCGTCACGTCAGTCCAGACGAAGCGATCGCGGGTCCCATCAGAGACCGTGAAGCGCACGCGCGAGACGCCGGTGACCATCGCGATCTGCTGGCACTGCGGCATATGGTGGTCGGGCACTATGCCCTGGCGCACGAGAGCGGCCAGTTCCTCGTTCCACTGCTTGTGCTCGAAGGCGATGTCGTTGCCCATCGTGATGCCGTCGAGCGACGCCGATTCCTTGCCCAGCGAGCAGGTGACCGGGTACAGATCCTCGCCGAGGTCTTCCTCCACCAGCGGCCGCGCCAGCGCTTCGACCTCGTGCCCGCGGTCCAGAATGCGCTCCTGGACGAAGCGGCTGAACTCCTTCGGCATGGCCGTCTTCTTCATGTGCAACAGCTCGTTGCGCTTCATGTAGGGAGACAGGCCGAGCATCGCGGCCGCTTCGCTGGCGCCGTGATATTTGAAGCGGAAGGCCTCCCACTCGGGAGAGCCCTGCACCAGGTCGTGGACGACGTAATCAGTCATTCTCGTGGCTCCATGAATCGATCGTGTTCTTCTGCGCGTCGGTCAGGGGCAGTCCCTTGGACTCGATGAAGGTGATCATCTGAGCGACGGTCTTCTTCTTCGAGACGACCAGCTCGCGCCACGCCGCCTTGTTGGCGTCGAAGCGTTCCTGCGGGTAGCTCTCGGTGCTGGTTTGGCGCGGGCGTGGGTGCTGCTCGGTCTCGCCCGGCGCGTCACCCGCACCACCGTCGCCGTCGTCGTCCATGCCCTTCGTGGACATGCCGGTCACGGCGAGCAGCGTGTAGCGCTGGAGATAGGTGACCGTCGAGGCGGTCTGCTGGATGACGTTCTTCTTGCCTGAGTTGTCGGGGGGGCCGGACATCACCACCTTCTCGGAGTGGCCGAGTTCGTGGGTGACCACGCATTCCACCGTGATCAGCCCGTTGCCCTGCAGGATGTTCCACGCGAAGCTCAGTCCGTGGCGGGCCATGGCTGGACCTACGGCGTCGGTCACGTCCGAAAGCTCGGCGTGCGAGTAGCCCACCAAGTCGCCTTCCTTGGTGCGGTAGCCCACCTCCTTGCTACGACGGATCGTCACCGGCTCGGTCTTGAACCCGGCCATCGCCTTCACGTAGGCCTGCCGGGCTGCCATCGCCATGCCCCGCTCGCGCAGGTCGAGCAGCTTGCCGATGTACTCCGGGTCGGCGTTCTTCTCCACTGCGATCAGCAGCAGCGTGTCGGGTGTGACCGGGGCAGGTGCGGCGATCGCGCCGGTAGGGCGCTGCGCGGGGAGCGTCGCGGCGCGCGGCGTTTCCTGCGGCTGGACGTCGATGACGTCTTCAACAGCGGTGGACATGTGTCTCTCCTGAGAGCGGGAGGGGTTAGAACAGGGCGTCGGCTGGGATGGCGACGGCCAGGTACCAAAGCAGCGGCGCGCAGATGACGAACCCGGCAGCGCACGCGTATTCGATGGAGCGCTTGCGCTTCGCGAGCGCCAGCAATTGATTGGTGTCGGGGTCGTAGGTCATGCCAGCAGCTCCACGGCGATCTTCACCAGGGCGAAGCCGAGCGCTACCAGCGCGGCCACGGCAAGCCGTTGGTTGTTGCGATTGATGGCGGTCTGGTCGCGCGGCTTCATCGGATCACCCATGCCGCAAAGAGCATCAGGGCCAGCGCGAGCAGCGGCGCGACCAGATAGAGCGCGAATGCAACGGCTGCCGCGCGCTTCATGGCGCCACCATCGACAGGACGGCGCCGGCCAGCACCACCAGCGGCGGCGCGACGCAGATCAGCAGTGCCGTATAGAAGAAGTCGCGGCTCATAGGTGCACTCCGCGGGCGGCGAGCAGGTCGCGGTGCTTCGCCTTGATGGCGGCGATCAGCGATTTCCGTCGAGCCTCTTCGTGGTAGAGGCGGCTCGACAGCCTCTTGCGCATGTCGTCGTACTTGATGACCTTCTCATAGTCACCGTACGGGTAGACGCAGCCGGTATAGGCTGCACGCAGCGCGGCCAAGTCGGATGGCTCGATGCATGCGCCTCCGTAGAAGACGTAGCACTTTTTCAACGTCTCGACGTCCGAGTAGGTTGCCGATTCGTAGCCCTTCAGATGGCTGTGCCACCAGTGGTCCTTGACCTTCGTGACAGAGCCGTCGCGCATCTGCAGCGTCAACTCGCGTCCAGCGAAAGCCACGAAACGTCCATGTCCGCGCGAGTAGGCGAGGACATCACGGAACGGCCCGTCGGAGCCGATAAAGCCGCCGCGACCATCAGGCTCATAGATGAAACTGAGCGGGCGATTCAGGACGAGGGCTTCGCGCTTGTTCATCGAGACAAGGGCCACGATGGCAAGCGGTACCGCAACGCTCTCGCTCGCTACGGCGCACGCTCCACCGCACTCGCCGGCCGGGTAGTCGCAGCCGGGCGCCGCGTGTTTGCAGGTGCCGGCGCTCATGCTGCCCTCCCCACGCGGGTCGCCGTATGAGCTGCTGCCTGGGCATTTCCCAGCATCAGCCCGGCGTATTCAATGACGTGCTCGCGGTTGATCGCGCCCCAGCTCACGCGCTTGTGCGCGGCGGCGACATAGTTCGAGAGCAGCATGGTGGCCTGCGGCTTGCGCGCCAGGTCGTCGATGAAAGCGATCTCGGCACTGGTGCCGTAGGCGTTGAGGGTGTTGTCGGTCGTCGTCATGGCGTCCGTCCCTCAGTTCGCGTTGTAGTAGCGCAGCACGCTGACCCACTCTTGGCCGTCAAGCCGTGACATCTTCACTGCTGGCGAGCGATATGCATCGATGCCGCTGGCATGCCGTTCGGCGGCGCGTTGCACGGCATCGCGATCTGCACCGCGGTACTCGATTTCCGTGATGGCACTGCCAGCAGGGCGGCGCAGCGTGCGCTGGCGGACACCGGCCGGGATTGCCGAACGACGGGGCAAGGGGATGTCGACGCGCGGGGCGCTCAGGCGGATGGCGCTCATTGGCGGCTCCCGAACGGGCCACCGCATACGCCGATGCCGAAGAACACGACAGCGACGTACAGGAAGATTGCGAGGGGCAGTGCCACTGGGACCTCCATCGGTGAGTTGATGGAGTCCATTAAACATGACGTTTAAGAAAACGTCAAACAAAATGTTTAATCACGCGCGAAAAAAATGCCCGCGCTGTGGCGGGCGTGGTCTCAGGACCGGGATTCGTATCGGGAGGGCTCAGGCGGCGGTTCAGGTTTCACCGTCGTGCACCCCTTGTCATAGGCCGCGACTTCGAGTTGGTAGTACCGCTGCTGCGCGCTCTCGATGGCGGCCGAGCGAGCGGCGGAGTTGCCGATGCCGAAGTCCCCGAACGCGGCAAGGACGTCGCGCCCGTCGAACTGGCTCTGCTTGTCGACGTGCTGGGCAAAGCCCATAACCTTGGCCTGTTCCATCTGGATGTCGCTGCAGCTGAGATTCTGCCGCTCGTAATCAGTGAGCGGAGGCTGAGTGCCGAAGTTCTTCGTTGCGCATCCCGCCAGCGTGAACGCCAAAGCCATCAGGGATAGTCGTCGCATGGTTTGCCTCACAACCTTGTTTTGATCTTCCGAGCCGGAACTGGGTGAGCGACGTAGTACATCCACGTCACAGCATCCGGATCGAAGGTGAACACCTCTGGGTCGTTGTAGCTGCCCAGGCGGATGCCTTGGCGGCGAGATAGCAGGCGCTTGATCATGGTCTCGCCGGTGTTGAGGCGGACCAGGACGTCGTCTTCCAACTCCGGCTCTGTGCCAGGCTCCACGAGCGCAAATTCCCCCGGATTGAAACGCGGAATCATCGAAAGCCCGACCACGGGTGTCAGAAATGCGAGCGGGTCGGCGCTGGCCACCTCTGCGAACTGCTGTGTTGCTTCCACCGGATAGTCTCCATCCGTCCATATCCGCTCCGGCAGGCCGCCCTGGGCGCGTCCGATCACCGGAATCTCACGGTACTTTGCGACGTTGGCCTGGTAGGTGAGCGGGGTGGCGTCTGCTGGTTCGGGATCTTTCTTCTTCGGTTTTGCTGTCTTGGGTGGTACCGGGCGTGGACGCGGGTCGTCGTAGACCGCGGCGCGCGGCATTCCCTTGCCCATCACCAACCACACGGCGTTGAAGCCGAACGCTTCCTGGATGCCCACCGCCTGGTCCAGCGAGATCGTCTTGATCTCGCCCGATCTCCATCCGTTGACTGTCTCTTGCGTCACCCCGGCGGCCCTCGCGAGCGCGGCGGGGCGCACATCCGGGTCTTGAAGGACCAAGTTGATTCGCTCGCTCAGGCCGTCGACCGAATCGTTCGCGGTCCGAATCGATTCGTCGTAGGTCATTGACCCCTTGCCAGTCTGCAACCAGGTCGCACTGCAGCCGATGTGCTTCTGCGCCTCGATCATGCCCGGCCGCGACATGCCGCGGCGCTCCCAGTTGTTCACCGTCTGCTGGGATTGGTTCAGCGCCCGAGCAACGTCGGTTGGCGTCTCAAGTTTCTTGAGGATTCGTGCGGCCTCGTAGAGGCGGACCATGGTTGGATGCATGCGCGCGATGGTCTCATATGTAAACGGCCCGTTGATAAACAGCGTGTTTGCCTTTTCGTTAAACGTAGTGTTTAATGTGGTCATGGAACCCGACGCCTCTATCGCTATGGACCGTGAACTCATTGATCGCCTTGGCGGCCCCGCCAAGGTCGCTGAACTGCTTGGCTTCGACAAGAAGGGAGGCGTTCAACGCGTCCACAACTGGAAGGAGCGGGGGATTCCTCCTGCCGTGAAGCTGGCCTACCCGGACATCTTTCTGCATCCCCCGAAGGCCGACGAGCCAGCCGTCCCGGTCTGATCCAAAGGCGTCTTCTCGACGCCTTTATTTGGCCCCCACGCCGACTGTGGTGGCAACTGTGGTTTCGATTGAATTTTCCAATCAGGAGAAGAAGAAATGCGGGTAGCCGAACAGCCGCAAACCGGCACAGGCAAAGGGTTTCAAGGTTTTTCGACGGGTGGTGCAGGTCGCTTTTTCCCCGATAGCGTCATCGCTGGCCTCGGCACGTTCCGGGATGCCTGCGCGCTGGCCTGGGAACACCGCTCCAACGAGAGCCTGACGTTCCAGATGCTGGCCGTGATGGCTGACCTGCAGCCCCAGCATGTGGGGGAGTACTTCCAGCGCGAACCCCTCAATTCGAAGGGCAATCCGCGTCGGCCGCTGCCGGCCGAGAAGCTGCACGCCGTCGAGGCCGTGCTGGGCAACAGGATTCTGAGCCAGTACCTCATGCACCGCGGGGCCCTGACCATCATGGAAGCGGTGCTGGCAGCGAGGGGTGCATGACGTATCTGGAAGCGATCGAAGTGGCCACGAAAGCCATGCAAGACGCGGTGGGGAAGAGCGGGGGAGACGACATCCGGTTGACCAAGGCCATCGCCGAGGCTCAGCAGGATCCGCACATCGCTGAAGCATTCGCCACGGTGGGTCTGCACGACCTGCTGGCCGAACAGAACACGCAGCACTGAGGCATCCATGGACGCACAACAGGCACTCCAGGCACAGCGCCGCTACATCAACGAGCTTTTGCACCGGATGACGGTGGCCGAGACGCGCGGCGCCCGGCTGTACCTGGTTGCCGAGACGAAGCGGGCGATCGACGAGCTGGAAAGCATGCTGTTGGCGCGCGCGGCAGGGACGCACCCATGAACTACTACGAGCGCCACATCGGCGACTACATCCGCGACACGGTCAGCCTGACCATGCTCGAGGATGGCGCATACAACCGCCTGCTCGACCAGTACTACCAGACCGAGCGGCCTTTGCCCGCCGACAAGAAAGAGATCTACCGCCTGGCCCGCGCCAACAGCGCGCCGGAGCGCAAGGCTGTCGACTATGTTCTGCAACGCTACTTCGAAGCCACGTCGGAGGGTTACCGTCAGAAGCGGTGTGACGAAGTGATCGAGGATTTCTGGGAGCGCGATCACGGGAAGGAATCCAAGCGGGAGAACGACCGCGAGCGCCAGCGCCGCGCGCGAGAGCGCCGGGCGAACCTGTTCGACGAGCTTCGCAGTCACGGTATTGTCCCTGCGTTCAATACACCGACACGCGAGCTGCAAACACAGTTGTCACGCGTGACAGAGCGTGACGAGTCGAAGAATGTCACGCGTGACAACACGGCTACCCAGACGCCACTCCCCAATCCCCAAGATATAACCACCACTGACGTGGTGGTCGTCGACAGCGTGGCTGCCGACCCGACTTTGACCCCGGCCAAGCCTGCAAAGCCAGACTGCCCGCATCAGGCCATCGTGGCGCTGTACCACGAGCTGCTGCCCATGTGCCCTGGCATCCGAGATTGGACGCCGGCCCGTGCGCAAGCCCTGCGTGCCCGGTGGAACGAAGACCCGAAGCGGCAGGACCTGGCCTACTGGCGCAAGTTCTTCGGCTACGTTGCCGAATCCGACTTCCTGACCGGGCGCAGCAGCAGCGCTGGCCGCAAGCCGTTCCTGGCCAGCCTGGACTGGATCGTGAAGGCCGAGAACTTCACGAAGATCCGTGAGGGCCGCTACCACGAGCAGGTGACCGCATGAACGCGCCCGACGATTTCCCGCAGGCGCGCGTGTTGCACAGCATCGAGGCAGAACAGGCTGTGCTGGGTGGGCTTCTGCTTGACAACGACGCGGTCGATCGCCTCAACGGACTCGACGCTGCGCACTTCTGGCGCGAGGACCACCGCACAGTGTTCTCGCAGATCGTGCGGCTCGTGTCGGCCAACCGCCCAGCCGACGTGATCACCGTCTTCGAGGCCTTGCAGTCGCAAGGACAATCCGAGCGCGTCGGTGGTCTGGCATACCTGAACTCGCTGGCGCAAAACACGCCGAGCGCGGCCAACATCGCGCGCTATGCCGACATCGTGCGTGACCGCGCGCTGATGCGCGACACAGCGGCCGCTGCCCGCAAGGTGCTCGAGTTGGTCGAGACGCCCGGGCCGATGAAGGGTGCAGAGATCGTCGACAAGGCGCAGGCACTGCTCGGCCAGATCGCGCAGGTGGGCGTGCGCCGCGAGCCGAAGATGCTGCGCGACCTGATGACCGCGTTCGTGGACGAGGTCGACGCGCGCTACCACAGCGACGCTCCGACGGGCATTTCCACGGGCATCGCCTCGCTCGACCAGGCGCTCAACGGCGGCCTGCACGATGGAAATCTCGTGATCGTGGCGGGTCGCCCGTCGATGGGAAAGACCGCGCTGACGACCGACATCGGCCTGAACATCGCCGCCGAGCACAGCGTGCTGCTGCTGTCGATGGAGATGTCGGACAGGGAGATCGTAGCGCGCGCCACGGCGAATCGCGGTGGCCTGCATCTGGGCGCGCTGTTGCGTGGGCAGATGGGCGATAAGGACTGGCCACGTCTGACACACGCGATCCAGCGCATCGATGACTTGCGTTTCGCGGTAGATGACACGCCAGCCCTTTCGCTGATGGACGTGCGCATGAAGGCGAAGGGACACCAGCGCCGGCATGGCCTCGACGTGCTGATCGTCGACTACCTCGGCCTGATGTCCGGCGGCGAAGAGAAGCAGCGGACGCAGCAGATCGGTGCCTACTCGCGCGGGCTGAAAAGCTTGGCCAAGGATCTGAACATCCCTGTCGTTGCGCTGGCGCAGCTCAGCCGCAAAAACGAGGACCGGCCCGACAAGAAGCCGATCCTGTCCGATCTGCGCGACTCGGGCGACATCGAGCAGGACGCCGACGTCGTGATGTTCGTGCACCGCCCCGAAATGTACGACCCAAGCAACGAAGAGCTGAAGGGCTACGCCGAGGTGCTGATCCGCAAGCAGCGCAACGGCGCGCTTGGCGATGTTCCTCTGCGCTATCTCGGCGCCCAGACCAAATTCGATGAATGGACCGGGCCGCTGCCGATGCTGAGCTACGGCCCGGCCGTCCGCAAGCGCGGCATCGCCGCCGATCTGTGAGACCGACATGACAGACCTGTTCGAGACCATCGCAAAAGCTGAGGCCGAAGTTTCGCGCGCGGCTGGCCAGATGCTCGCCGCATTTTCGTCCGCAGAAGTAGGTACGCCTGCCTGCAACGCCAACATCCTGGCCATCGACATCGGCACTACGACCGGCTGGGCGCTCGGTCTACGCGACGGAAGGCTGCACAGCGGCAGCGAGTCGTTCGCGCCGCGCCGCAACGATGGCCCGGGCCAGCGCTGGCTGAAGTTCCAGGCTTGGCTGGGCCAGCGCGCCCAGATCGCCGGCGAGATCCAGGCCATCTACTACGAGCGGGTGCTGCGCCACACCGCAGTGCAGGCGGCGCACGTCTACGGCGGCTTCGAGGCGCACCTGCAGGCTTGGGCCGACCGCAACCGCGTCCGCCTGGTCGGCGTGCCGGTGTCCGTCATCAAGAAGTCGGCGACAGGGAAGGGCAACGCGAACAAGGACGCCATGGTGGCGGCCATGCGCGAGCGCGGCCACCGCGTCGTCGACGACAACCACGCAGACGCGCTGGCGCTGCTCGAATACGCACAAAAGCAGGAGGCATGATGGAGAAGAACTGGAACGGCTACTGCACCTACTGCGGCGGCTTCGGTCACCGCGCTTCGAGTTGCACGCGGTGGAAGAGCATTCGATTGGCGAGGCCGGCATGAGCGCACACCCGAACGGAAACTGCCTGAAGTGCCGGAAGCCATGCCAGGTGTTTGGCTGTCGGTGGTGCGCGGCTTGCTATTACCCCGGGATCGACGAAACCTACCAGCGCTACCGCGACATGATCGAGGAAGGCTATACGCGCTATCAGGCGAAGGTCATGTCTGGCTGGGGCGATCCGGACGAGGCAAAGGGGGATTGAGTGATGGCGCTCTACCGCGAGTTCACCCTGAAGTCGCCGGGCATCTGGCCCACGGTGCTGGCCTTCATCAAGGCCAACGCCGCGGCATGCGCGGAGAAGGGCACGCCCATTCGGCTGATCGTCACGTCGGAAGAGCGGAGGCGCACCGCGGAGCAGAACGCCTACTACTTCGGCGTGGTCCTGCGCGACATCGCCGAACAGGCATGGGTGGATGGCGAGCAGTTCGGCACGGCCGCCTGGCACGAGCACTTTGCGGAGCAGTTCGCGCCGCGCGAAGAACTGCGTCTGCCCAGCGGCAGGCTGGTAACGCGTCGCAAATCCACGAAGGACTTCACCGTTGCCGAGTTCAGCGAGTACCTGACCAAGGTGCAGGCCAGCGCGGCAAACGACTATGGCGTCTCGTTCGATGGAGTGATGACATGACGTTGCCAAGGACCACGCAGTTCGGCGCGCGGCTCAAACGAGCGCGGCTGGAGAAGGGCTGGGGCGTGCGGCAACTGGCCAAGCTCTCGGGCGTCGACTTCCGCACCATCTACCTCTACGAGGATGAAGGCCGCTCGCCCAACATCGAAGGCGCCGCGCGTCTGGCCCTGACGCTCGACTGCTCGCTGGATTGGCTCTGTGGGCTGGACGAACAGGTCATGGTCACAACCGATGCGCTGTAAAACGGAGATACAACCGATGCGTTGTCAGCAGCAACAGATCAAGGATTGCCACGACGTCGACCGCGAAGCCACTGCGGCAATGCAAGCGCTGGGCCGGATGCTGCAGCCGGCGTTTGATCTCGGCCTGCTGGCTGAGCTGCGGGACGTGCGTGACGCGCTCAATGCTCCGCACACCGCCGCTACAGTCAAGTACAACGCGTTGACCGGAAAGGTGCCGAATTGACCCTTCCGGCCTACATGTTCCGCGACCCGGCCGAAGTCTACGAACAGACCGAGGCGCGCAGTTGCAAGGGCTGCATTTACGAGAAGTCCGCCCGGCTGATGCGCACCACGCACACGGTATGCACGAAGCTGCTGCCGGGCGGGAAACGGCGCCAGCACGGCCGGCGCTGCCAAAGTTTCAATGACGGGGAGAAGTGATGGAAGCAGTCTTCATGGATACGCGGCAAGCATTGTCGATGGCCTATATGGTGGCGTCGCTGGAGCCACGGCAGCCGGCGCCGTTCCGGAGGGCGCTTATACAGGCGATGGAATGCCAGGACCATCTGACTGGCATCCAGGCAGCATGGCTCAACCAGTTGCGCGGCACACCGAGCGAAAGCACTGTCAACTTCAGCGGTCTGTCTAGCGACGAGGTGCGCGCGCAGTGCTCGGCGGTGATCTCCGCCGTGAATTCCAAACTGCCGGCGCCGGAGCAATGGGCGGTGCGCGCCCGGTTCATTCCCGTCGAGTTCGAGGACATCCGTGAGGGCGAGTCGCGGGGGAAGCGGTTCTTCTATTCGCGCGAGCGCGTCGAGGCGATCCAGCAGCTTTCTCGCTGGCTGCCCGCTCGGCTGTCCACCGTGACCGGCTTGGCCTTGGACATGCTGACCGCGCGGGTGTACGCCGATGGCGAGAAGCTGGCCATCAGCTTCCGAGACATGGAGACCACCTTCGGCGGAAGCCGCATGACCTATGCACGGGCCTACCCGAAGGTGCGGGCGCAACTCGTGGAACTGGAGCGCGTCGCAGTCGGACGGCTGGCGACCTACTTCGAGCGCACGGGCCTGATCGAGCCCGCGGAAAGTGCAGCTTGACAGGGTGTGACAGCGACCCTAAAATTTTCCCAAATTGCAGAGTTGCACCCAAAGCCCGCACGGTTCGCGCCGCGCGGGCTTTTTCGTTTCCGGCTGGTGCCAACACCCTATGGTTCAAGGACGATGAGACCGGAGCCAGTCCTTCAGGGCTTCGTTCATCTTGGTCTGCCATCCGTCGCCGCTCGCGCGGAATGCGTCGAGTACGTCCGCGTCATAGCGGATGCTGACCAATTCTTTCGTGCTGGCCAGCTTGGGCCTACCGCGACCGCGCTTGCCCAGCGGCTGCATTGCCTGCATCTGTTCGGCAGACACCTCGAAGGTGTCCGGGTCGGCCGCGATACCGCGGTTGATTGCCGCGTCTTCCTCGTCCGTCGGCATGACGATTTTAGGTTTGGTGGACATAGTTGGTCACCTCACGTTTGTTTGCCTTGCGCAGGCTGATGATGTGCATTGCGTCGCCGCGCTGGGTGAACACCACACAGTAGAGACGATCACCGATGACGCCGAAACCGATCTCGCGCACTTCGCGGTAGTCGCGGCGGTCATCAACGCCCGCCATCACGTTCGGCCAGTCGAGCATTGCGGCCAGCGCGAGCGACACGCCGTGCTTGGCTTGGTTGCTGGCGTCTTTGGAAGGGTCGAAGGTGATGTCCATGTAGATAATTGTAGCTACGAATATTCGACTGAGCAAGGAATATTTGCAGCTACGAAATATAGGGCTTTCCCCCATGCCATCGAAAGTCATGTTTGCCCAGGGCAATCCCTTCGTGCTGGCTCTGCAGGACGCGCTGGGCTTGCCCAAGACGACGCAATGGTTCGAGCTGCGCTGCGCGGTCGACGAGGCCGTGGTGGTCCGGTGCGCGTATCTGCCGCGGGCTGATGGCGTGGAAGGCTTCGATGCGCGGCCGCTGATCGCCGGGTACAGGTTGGTGCCGGCGAGCGCCGTCACGGCGGGCGACCCGGCGGAGGCATTCGCTGATGAAGATCCCGTCGGCGCTGTCAAGGTGGTCCAGCACATCAATCTGGCGCCCGGCGCCGATGCCGCCGCCATTGCTGAAGCGATGCGCCGAGCGAAGGACGCCACGGTCGCGGAGATCGAGGCGAACCTTGCGCGGCCTGCCGTTCCCGAGCCTCAGCCGGTGCGAGGCCGGACGGCTATCTCGGCTGCCGCTGTCGGCTGGGGCATCTTCGGTATGGCGTGCGCTGGTGCAGCACTGTCCTACGCCTTTGGGCTCTGGCCGTGACCAAGCGCGGGCGCCTGCCGACGCTGGGTGCCCGAGTGGCGCAGGCCAGCCCTCGCACGCCAACCATGCAGCCGGGTTCGTGGCGCACCAGCGCCCAGACCAGCAGCCAGCGCGGGTACGACTACCGCTGGCAGAAGGCGCGCGCAGCCTTTCTGCGTGAGCACCCGTTCTGTGTGTACTGCCTGCGCGAGCGGCGCATTGCCGCCATGGCAGTGGCCGACGTGATCGTGGAATGCGCGGCGCGCGGTATCCCGCTGCCCTATGGCAACGTGGTCGACCACGTGGTGCCGCACCGTGGCGACGAGTCGCTGTTCTGGGACAGGTCGAACTGGCAGACGCTGTGCCAGACGCACCACAGCCGCGACAAGCAGCGGCAGGAGAACGCGCCATGACTACGTCCTCAGGCGAACGTCTGGTCCTCGACTATCCGTCGGGGAAGTGGAGGCTGTACCAGCCGTCCCCGCTTTGCCTACCTGAGTTGCAGCGAGAGTGGGTCGCACACACCGAGCCTGACGGCTTGAGCGGCAAGGTCTGGCTAGCCGCTCACTCAGCACGAGAGTCCGCGCCATGATGCCCCCTTTGAAGACCCGCCACACCAACGCCATGCTGGGCGCCCCTGTGGACTGGGACCCCGCAGTGCACGGTGAGTGCATCGGCCTGCCTGTTCACCGTGACAGAGAGCACGGCGTCTGGCTGTCGTGGTACCAGCCCACGGAGCAGGACATCGCCAACATCCTCGCGGGCGTGCCCATCCGCCTGTCCGTCTTCGGTAATGGACACCCGCCCGTGGCCATAGCCGTCACGGCAGGCACGGAGCCCTGACGAATGGGCCGTTTACGCACCACGACGGCACAGAAATGCGTCGATACGTGCACAAAGGACAGCATGGGGAGGGTGGGTCGAAAGTCTAGGTGACCTTTTCGGCCTAGACCGCCCGTTCCCCCACGCAGAGGTTTTTTTCTCCGGCGGGAATTTCAGCCCGACCGGGTTATTGCGCAAATTTCGAAATATGGCGAGACCGACATACAAACCGACCGTGGCGACGCGGCGGAAGGTCGCTATTGCCGCTGGCGCAGGCATGTCGCACGAGGAAATCGCCATCGGCTTGGGCATTTCCCGCAACACGCTGGAAAAGCACTTCGAGGCCGAGCTGTCGCATGGCGCGTATGCCAAGCGGCTCGAGGTGCTGGTGGCCATGCACGTCGCCGCGAAGAAGGGCAACGTGGCCGCGCAGAAGGCATACACCTCGATGCCCATGCCGCGCGCCGCTGCTACGCCGCTGCCGGCTGATGAAGCTGGCGCGCCGAAGACCAAGGCAGCCGCCAAGGGCAAGAAGGAGCAGGCGCGCGCTGACGCGATCGGCGCGCAGGCCGGTACCGACTGGCAAGACCTGTTGCCCGGCTCGTCCGCATTGCAATGACGTGGGATCTATCCTGCCCGGACTGGGAAGACCGTCTGCGGACTGGCCGCTCGCTGGTGCCGAACCTGCCGATCGACGTCGCGCGCGGCGATCGCGCGGTGGCGGTCTTCAACAAGCTGCGCCTGGCGGATGTGCCGGGCACGCCGACGCTGGCCGAGGCCGGCGGCGAATGGTTCCGCGATATCGTGCGCGCGCTCTTCGGCTCGCTGGATCCGGTGACGCGCGAGCGTGCCATCCGGGAACTGTTCTTGCTGGTGCCGAAGAAGAACAGCAAGACGACTAACGGCGCGTTGCTGATGCTGACGGCGCTGCTGCTCAACGAGCGGCCGAACGCCTCGCTGATCATGACCGCGCCCGTGCAGGACGTCGCGCAACTCGCGTTCGATGCCGCGGCCGGAGCGATCGCGCTCGATGACGTGCTCGCAAAGAAGCTGCACGTGCGAGAGCACCTGAAGACGATCGTCCACCGGGAGACGAAGGCCGAGCTGCAGATCATGTCGTTCGATCCCGCCGCGCTGACCGGGCAGAAGCCGGTAGCGGCGCTGATCGATGAGGTGCACGTCGTCGCCAAGATGAGCAAGGCCGCGAGCGCGATTCGTCAGTTGCGCGGCGGCATGCTGCCGTACCCCGAGGCGTTCCTCGCCTTCATCACCACGCAGAGCGAGGAAGCGCCGGCCGGTGTGTTTCGTGCGGAGCTGCTGAAGGCGCGCGCGATTCGCGACGGGCGCCAGCAGGGCGCCATGCTGCCTGTGCTGTACGAGTTCCCCGAGGCGACGCAGAAGCGGCTGGACGCGTGGCAGGACCCCGCGAATTGGTCGATGGTCACGCCGAACGCTGGCCGATCGATCACGATCGACCGTCTGGTGCAGGAATTCGAGACCGCTCGAAGCACAAGCGAGGAAGAACTGCGCGCCTGGGCGTCGCAGCATCTGAACGTCGAGATCGGCCTGGCGCTGCGGTCTGACAGCTGGGCCGGAGCCGAGCAGTGGGAGAAGCAGGCCGCGCCGAAGCGCTGCACCCTCCCTGCGTTGCTGCGCAGCTGCGAAGTGATCGACGTGGGCGTGGACGGCGGTGGGTTGGACGACTTGCTCGGGCTGGCCGCCGTGGGCCGATGCCGGGAAACCGGGGACTGGCTCGCGTGGTGCAAGGCTTGGGCGCATCCGATCGTGCTCGAGCGCCGCAAGTCGGAGGCCGCGAAGCTGCTGGACCTGTCTGCCGCCGGTGATCTGGTGCTCGTCGACGAGATCGGCGAGGACGTCGAGCAGCTCGCGCAGGACGTGCTGAAGATCTACGACGCTGGTTTGCTGGACAAGATCGGCGTAGACCCTAGCGGTATCGGCGCTGTACTCGATGCGCTCTCCGCTGCTGGCATACCGGAAAAGAACGCCAAAGGCGAGGACATGATCGTGGGCATCACGCAGGGCTATAAGCTGAATGGCACGATCAAGACCACGGAGCGCAAGCTGGCCGAGGGCACGCTGTGGCACGGTGGCTCCGCGCTGATGAACTGGTGTGTGGGCAACGCCAAGGTGGAGCCTCGCGGTAACGCCATCCTGATCACGAAACAGGCCAGCGGCACGGCCAAGATCGACCCGCTGATGGCACTGTTCAACGCCGTCGCGCTGCTGTCGCTAAATCCTGAAGGGATGGGCTCCATGGACGACTGGCTGAGCAATCCCATTATGGCGGGCCACGCATAATGAAATTCAACCTCACACGCGTCGCTCACGGCGTCCGCGCGGCCATCGACGGCTTCGTTCGGTCGTTTTCCCTGACCGACCCTGAGCTGTACAACCGCACCGCGGCGATCGAGGCGGGCGTCGAGGTCACGCCCAAGGCCGTGATGCAGTTGGACGCGGTCTGGAGCTGCGTGCGCCTGATCTCGGAGACGATCGCGACGCTGCCGCTGGCCATGTATGAGCGCACGTCGGCCGGAAAGCGCGTGTCGCCCCAGCATCCGCTGCATTTCGTCATCCACGACCAGCCGAACGCCGACTCCACGGCTTCGGTGTTCTGGGAAGCGATGGTGGCGGCAATGCTGCTGCGCGGCGCCGGCAGAGCCGAGAAGCTGTATGTCGGCGACCAACTCGTCGGTCTGGCTTACCTCGACCCCGACAAGCTGGTGTGCACGCGCGACTTCAACACCGGGCGTAAGAAGTACACGTATCCGCGCCCGAACGGTACGCTGCGCGAGATTCCGGAGGCCCGCGTCTGGACGATCCCGGGCTTCACGCTTGACGGCGTCAACGGCGTGTCGGTGATCGCGTATGGCGCCAAGGTGTTCGGCAACGCGATGGCGGCGGATAAGGCCGCCGCGCAGACGTTCAAGTCTGGCTTGCTGCAGACCGTCTACTACAAGATGGCGGCGTTCCTCAGCCCCAAGCAGCGCGCGGAGTTTAAGGCGAACCTTCAAGGCTCTGTAGAGAGAGGCGAAACGCCACTGCTCGAAGGGGGCAGCTCGGTTGAATCGATCGGTATCAAGCCATCCGACGCGCAGTTGCTAGAGTCGCGCGGCTACTCGGTCGAGGCCATCTGCCGCTGGTTTCGCGTGCCGCCATGGATGGTGGGGCACACGGAGAAATCCACCAGTTGGGGCACCGGCATCGAGCAGCAGATGATCGGGTTCCTGACGTTCACGCTGGCACCTTGGCTGAAGCGGATCGAGCAGGCGATCAGCAAGGATCTGCTCCGGCCCGGCGAGCGTGCGCGCTACTACCCGAAGTTCTCCGTCGAGGGGTTGCTGCGTGCTGACAGCGCCGCGCGCGCTGCTTTCTACGCCGCGATGGTGAACAACGGCATCCTCACTCGCGACGAGGTGCGCGAGCTCGAAGACCGCGAGCCGATGGGTGGAAACGCCGCGGTGCTGACCGTCCAGTCGGCTATGACCACGCTCGACGGGCTCGGCACGGCTGACGCCAGCGACGCCAACAACGCGAGGGCGGCCATTCGCGCCTTCCTCGGCTTCGAAGACGACCAGAAAAGGGATTGATCCCATGAGCAAGAAGACGCTTCCGGGTGCGCCGGAGGGGCGCCCCTGCGCCGGAATTTCGAGCCAGCTGCAACCGCGCGCGCTCGACCGCTGGCATGCCAACGTGCGCGCCGCCTCTGACGACAACGCCGAGCGCACGATCAGCGTCTATGACGTGATTGGCTATGACTACTGGTCAGGCGACGGGGTGACTGCGAAGCGCATTGCCGGCGCGCTGCGCGGCATGGGCGCCGGGCCGGTGACGGTGAACGTCAACTCGCCGGGCGGCGACATGTTCGAGGGCCTGGCGATCTACAACCTGCTGCGCGAGCACGATGGCGAGGTCACGGTCAAGGTGCTCGGCCTCGCTGCGTCGGCCGCCTCGATCATCGCGATGGCCGGCGACACGGTACAGATCGCCCGCGCGGGCTTCCTGATGATCCACAACGCGTGGGTGATGGCCATCGGCAACCGGAACGATCTGATCGAGGTCGCCGCGACGCTGCAGCCGTTCGATGATGCGATGGCCAGCATCTATGCCGCGCGCACCGGGCAGGACATCAAGGCAATGGCGAAGCTCATGGACGCCGAGACGTGGATCGGCGGACAGGCCGCGATCGACGATGGCTTTGCCGACGATTTCCTGCCTTCCGACCAGGTGAAGAAAGGCGAGGGCAAGGCCAGCGCCTCGGCGATCCGTCGAATTGAGGCCGCGCTGCGCTCCAGCGGCTTGCCCAAATCCGAGGCCATGCGCCTCATCAGTGAATTGAAGTCCAGCTCGGGCGATCCGGCTGGCAGCGGTGAGGGAGATCCCACCGAACGAGTCGAGCCTCGGCCCGATTCCCTCAGTAGTGCCGCGGCATTGGCCGCATCCCTCATCTCAATCAACGCTTGAAAGGCACACCATGTCGCAAATCGAGAAGGACATCGAGTCGATCAACGCCAGCCTGTCGAAGGTCAGCGATCAGATCAAGACCCATGCCGAGGCGTTCGTAAAGAACGCGAAGCAAAGCGAGGAAGCCGTCGCAAAGGTGGACGAGCTGCTGAGCAAGCACGGCGAACTCCAGAGCAGCCTGACGGCAACCCAACAGGCGCTGGCTAAGCTGGAAGCGAACGGCGCAGGCGGCGACGTCCAACACCTGTCGTTCGGTGCGCAGTTTGTCGAAGGCGAGAAGTTCAAGGCGCTGGCCGAGCAAGCCACGCCCCGCGGCCGCGCCGATATGACGTTCCACGCCGCGATCACGAGTCTGACGACCGACGCCGACGGCTCGGCCGGTGATCTGGTGCAGACGACCCGCCTCCCTGGCGTGCTGCCGCTGCCCCAGCGCCGCATGACGGTACGCGATCTGATCACCCCGGGCACGATGGACGGCAACACGCTGGAGTATGTGAAGGAAACCGGCTTCACAAACAACGCCGGCATGGTGGCGGAAGGCGCGAAGAAGCCGGAATCGTCGATCAAGTTCGACCTGGTGAACACGTCGGCGAAGGTCATCGCGCACTTCGTGAAGGCGTCCCGCCAGATTCTGAGCGACGCGTCGCAACTGGCCAGCATCATCGACGGCCGCCTGCGCTACGGTCTGGCGTTCAAGGAAGAACAGCAGCTGCTGAACGGTGACGGCACCGGCCAGAACCTGCTGGGCATCATCCCGCAGGCATCTGCCTTCGCCGCGCCATTCGACCCGGCCGGCACCGAGACGAACATCGACAACATCCGTCTGGCGATGCTGCAGGCTTTCCTGGCCGAATACCCGGCCACCGGCCACGTCATGAACCCCATCGACTGGGCGCGCATTGAGCTGCTGAAGGACACCACGGGCCGCTACATCATCGGCAACCCGCAGGGCAGCATCGGCGCCACGCTGTGGAATCTGCCGGTGGTCGAGACGCAGGCCATCCCCGTGGACAAGTTTCTGACCGGCGCGTTCAAGCTCGGTGCCCAGGTCTTCGACCGCTGGCTGGCCCGGGTGGAAGTGGCGACCGAGAACGAAGACGACTTCGTGAAGAACATGGTCACCATCCTGGCCGAAGAGCGCCTGGCTCTGGCGGTGTACCGCCCGGAGGCGTTCATCTACGGCGACTTCGGCAACGTGGCCTGATCGGCGTCAGCCGACCAGCAGGGGCCCGCTTCGGCGGGCTTTTGTCACTTCCGTGGAGATCATCATGAAGATCAAGTTCAAGGCGCCGGATCCGCGCGCCGGCACGGTCGTCCAGCTGGACAGCAGCCGTGCACAGCATTTCATCGACACGGGCGCCGCCGAGCTGGTGAAGGACGACGAACACCGCTCGACCGTGGCCCGTGCCGAGCTGGACAGGGCGCTGGCCAGCATCCCGCAGGACGAAACGGATGCCGACTACCTTGTGGGCGCGTTGCGCGCGCACTTCAAGGGCGTCTTCACCGACGCCGACGAGGCGAAGGTGAGGGGAGTGGTGGACGCCAATGCCGCTGCGCAGGCCGAAGCCAGGGCGAAGCGGGAGGCCGAAGACCTTGCCGCCGCGGAGTCGAAGGCAAGGCAAGAGGCCGAGGAACAGGCTGCGCGCGACAAGGCCGCTGCCGAAGAGCAAGCTCGGAAGGAAGAGGAAACGCGTCTCGCTGCCGAGGCCGCAGCTGCCGCCGAGAAGGAGAAGGCGGCCGCCGAGGCGAAGACGAAAGCCAAGGCCAGGGGAGCCTGACATGCCGATCCTCGCTATCGACATGGTGAAGTCGCACCTGCGGGTCACGTGGACGAACGAGGACCAGTTGATCGGGATCTACCACGCGGCGGCTGAGGGCGCCGCGATGTCATTCCTGAACCGGAAGGTCTACAGCGACGAGGCTGCGATGGCGGCAGCGGTCGAAGCTGGGACCGCTGGTGACGACCCGATGGTCGCGAACGCCGAGTTTCATGCCGCTGTGCTGCTGACGGCGGGCCATCTGTACGTCAACCGCGAGGAGGTGGTGCTTGGCGTCACGGCTGTCAACTTGCCGATGGGCGCGCGAGACTTCCTCCAACCCTACCGCGTGGGGCTGGGCGTATGAGGGCCGGCCAGCGCAGCGAGCGCGTAGAGATCCAGCGCCCTGCCGATGGCCAGGACGATCTGGGACAGCCGATCATCGGCTGGGTGACCGTCCGGCCGGTGTGGGCCAACATCCTGCACCGGAGCGGCATCGAGGCGATCCGTTCCGACGCGCCGACGTCGATCGTGCAGGCCAGCGCGCGCATTCCATGGCCAGCGGCCGAGGGCGTGACCACCGCTATGCGCATTCTGTGCGCCGATGGCACTGCATACGGGATCAAGGCGATCCTGCCGGACCGCGTGAAGCGCGAGTTCGTCGATCTGGTCTGCGAAACAGGTGGCTCCGATGGCTAACTCCGCTGAGAAGGTGGTTGCGGAAGCCCTGAAGACGATCGCCGGGCTCAAGATTTTCCCCGACGTGGCGCCCACCGGAACGGTCGGGCCTTACGTCACGTATCAGGCCGTTGGCGGTCAGGACGTCAACGGGCTGGACGGACCCGCTGACCTCGAGAACCAGCGTATGCAGATCACAGCGTGGTCGCCGACTCGCGACGCCTCGGGGGAAACCATGCGTGCCGCGCGTACGGCGATCGCGGCGGCCGGCGGCATCCCCATTGGCGCGCCGGTGAGCCAGTACGAATCGGACACCAAGCTGTACGGGAGCCGGCTGGATTTCTCGGTTTGGTTCCGGCCCTGATTGATTGATTTTCCCTCGCCCGCCCTGCGCGGGCATTTTCATCTGAAGAGGTCAACATGCCATCTACCGCAATTTCCGCGCAGGGCTCGAAACTGGAAATTTCCAGCACCGCAGGCGCGGCCAAGACCCTCACCGCCATCGCGCTGGGCTTTCCGACGATTCTGACGTCCGCTGCCCACGGCTTGGCGAACGGTGACGTCGTCACGCTGGCCGGCCTTACCGGCGCCGACGCGGCGCTGCTCAATGGGCAGACCGTGGTGGTGAAGAACAAGACCCCCAACACGTTCGCCGTAGACATCGACACGACCGGCAAGACCGTCACCGCTGCCGGCAATGCCACGCCGCTGAACTGGACGAAGATCGAGAACCTGGTCTCGTTCAACGGCTTCGACGGCCAGGCCAGCGAACTGGATGTGACCGATCTTGACTCGACGGCCAAGGAATTCATGCTCGGCCTGCAGGACTGGGGCACCTTCAGCTTCGATGTGAACCGGGACTTCAACGACGCTGGCCAGCAGGCGGTCGATGCAGCCAAGCGCGCGGGTTCGCAGAAGTCGTTCAAGCTCACGCTGCCCAACGGCAAGACGAAGACCTTCAACGGCTACGTGAAGAACAGCCCCTTGGAAGGCGGCGTCGATCAGGTGCTGAAGACCTCGGGCGTGACGCTGCGCATCACTGGCGACGTGGTGGACGCATAACATGGCCCTCTTGTCGAAAGCAGCAATTCTGGCCGCCGTGGACCTCCAGTCGGAAGATGTGGAGGTCCCGGAGTGGGGTGGCACGGTGCGTGTCGCCATGATGTCCGGCAAGGCGCGCGACGAGTTCTTCGGCCGCCAGGGCGAGGACAAGGTGCCGTATAGCCAGTTCGCGGCGAGCGTGCTGGTGTCCACCGTGATCGACGAGGACGGCAATCCGGTCTTCGACGAGACCGATGTCGCGGCGCTGCGCGCAAAGAGCCAGGCCGCAATGGACCGCGTACTGGCAGTGTCGCTGCGGCTCAACGGTATCGGCCCGAGCGCCGCGGAGGCTGCGGAAAAAAACTCCGCCGCCGCCCCGAGCGGCGATTCTGGTTCCGCCTCGCCCTCGCCCTCGGAAAGTCAGTAGCAGAGGCTCAGGCGACCATCGACGCGGCCGAGTTCAACGAATGGATGGCGTTCTATCGGCTGGAGCCGTGGGGCAGCCACTACGACGACCTCCGGGCCGGTGTGGTGGCGTCGATGATAGGCAACGTCCACCGCGACCGGCAGAAGCAGGCCACACCGTTCGGCGACCTTGACTTCATTCCGTGGAATGAGCACGGGCGCGCGGCGCGCTCCGCAGAGCCGATCTTGCTCGATGACGCCGACGCGCAGTCTGACCTGATCGCGCGAACGATGTTTCCCCCGAGGACGTGATGGCGAAGCCCAGATCAGTAACGGTCGAGAACCCGGGCGGCCTGAAGGCAGCCCTGAACGCGCTCGACGAAGTCGCCAGCGAATCGGTGCTTCGTCAGGCGGCCGTCGCCGGCGCGCGCGTGATCCACACGGAGGTGAAGCTGCGCGCGCCAGTGGACAAGGGCATCTACGAGGGCAAGTCGAGCAAGCGGCCGTTCGGATTCTTGCGCGAGCACATCATCATCGCCTACGACGACGAGCAGTCGGTACCCGGGCGGCTGGCTTCGTATCTCGTGACCTGGTCGAAGGAAGCGTTCTACGGGCGCTTCCTCGAGTACGGCACGTCGAAAATGGCCGCGCAGCCTTTCCTGCGGCCGGGCTTCGAGGCAAAGCGCAAGGCCGCGGCCGCAGCGGTCGGTGAAGTGATTCAGAAGAAGGCGAAGGAGCTTACCGGTGGCTGATGAAACCGTTGTCCGCGTCACTGCCGACGCCAGTGGCTACAAGGCCGAACTCGACAAGGCGCGCAGCAGCGCCGACGCCTTCATTGCGAAGCAGGAAGAGGCAGCGCGGCGCACGAAGGCCGCGCAGGAGGCCGTTGCCGAAGCCGCACGCAATGGCTCCGACGCCAGCGCGCGGGCGATCAATGCGTTCGTGCAACAAGTGGCGCGGATCTCCGACTCGGCGGGCAAGACGCGCACGCAGCTGCTCGAGCAGAAGGCCGCGCAACTCGGCGTGACCGAGGCGGTGGCGGATTACCTGAACAAGCTGAAGGAAGTCGACCGCACTGCCAGTGGCGGCAAGAAGGTGCAGGAGGCCTTGGACAACGTCGGTGCGTCCGCGCGCCAGACGGCGGCCGCCATGCGGATGGTGCCGGCCCAGATGACCGACATCGTCACGCAGCTCGCCGGGGGCCAGAGCCCGCTGCTGATTCTGACGCAGCAGGGCGGCCAGTTGAAGGATATGTTCGGCGGCGTCGTGCCGGCCGTGCGCGCCGTCGGCACGTATGTGGCCGCCCTGATCAATCCGTTCACGCTGACGGCCGCCGCGGCTGCCGCGCTGGGCTATGCGTTCTACGCGGGCACCAAGGAAGCCAAGGAATTCAACAATACCCTGGTGCTGACCAGCAACTACGCTGGCCAGACTGCCACTTCGTTCCAGGCGCTGGCCAGCCAGGTCGCCGTGGACGCGACATCGTCGTTCGGCGACGCGCGCGACGTGCTGCTCGACCTGACGAAGACGGGGCGCTACACCTCTGGCGAGATGGAAGGCCTCGCCAATGTGATCATCCGCACGTCGCGGCTGTCTGGCGAGTCGCTGGAAAATGTCAGCAAGGACTATGCGAAGCTGGCCGAGGACCCCGCGAAGTGGGCGGCAGAGCATAACCAATCCATGCACTTCATGGATGTGGCCACGTATCAGCACATCGCGGCGTTGCAGGAGGCTGGCGACAAGCATGCGGCCATTCAGGCGGTCATCGACGCCGCGACGGCGCAGGTCGCGAACTCGACGGTAAAGAACCTCTCCGCGGCGGGGCAGGCGTGGCGTGACCTGACGCAGACGGTCTCCCGGTTCTGGGAAGAGACGAAGAAGGGCCTGTCGACCGGCCCGACGCTGCAGGATCGCATCGATACCCTGATGGGCGAGCGCAGCGACATCCAGGGTAATCGGCTGGCGGCCGGGCGTGTTGCGCAGATCGATCAGCAGGTGGCCATGTTGCAGGAACAGCAGCGCATGGAGCAGCGCGCGGCGGAAACCTCGGCAGCCAACGCACGTCGGCAGGAAGCAGCGATCTCCGCGCAGCAGCGCATCGACAAAATGGCCGACACGGTCATGTCGAACGCCCAGCGACGTCAGAAGGAGCTGGAGAAGCTGCAGAAGGACCGCGAGGACATCCTTGCTGCGGGCGGCAAGTTCTCGGACGAGGACTATGCCAACCTGGTCGCGGGCATCAACTCCAAGTACAAGGATCCGAAGACCCCGAAGCCGAAGAAGGAAAAGGCGTATCAGGACGACGCTGCGACGCGGTTCCTGCAGCAGCTGCGCGACCAGGACGCCGCCACGCGCGCAGCACTGGATTCATCCGAGAAGCTGACGGGCGCCGAGAAGCAACAGGCCGAGTTCCTGCAGAAGCTTGCGGACCTGAAGGGCAAGGACATCCTGACGGCCGACCAGAAGAGCCTGCTGGCCAATCAGGACGCGATCAAGGCGCAGTTCGCGCAGAACGTCGAGCACGAGCGCGCGCTCAAGTACAAGGAAGACATCGTCAAGCTGGAAGAGCGGTCCGCCGCGGTCAACGCGCAGATCGGCAACTACCAGAAGTCGCAGGCCGAGCAGTACCAGCGGCAACTCGATGCCATCGGGCGCGGCAGCGATGCGCAGCGGCAGGCCGAGCAGGTCAAGTCGATCTATGCGCAGTACGAGAACCTGCAGCTCCAGCTCGAGAAGGCCACGCCGGAAGCGGCGCGGGGCTCCGAGGCGTATCTGAAGGCCCAGCAGGACATCAGCGCAGGGCTGGAGCGGTCGTTGCAGGACTACGACGCCTACTATGCGGCGCTGCGGGAGAAGCAGTCCGACTGGGTGAACGGGGCCACCGAGGCCATGGCCAACTACGCGGATTCCTCGCGTAACGCCATGGCGCAAGCCAGCGGGGCGGCCACGAACGCCTTCAGGCGCATGGAAGACGGCATCGTGTCGTTCGCCACGACGGGCAAGTTCAACTTCGGCGACTTCGCGCAGGCTGTCATTGCTGACCTGATCCGCATCCAGGCGCGCGCGGCGCTCTCGGGCCTGTTCGGGCAGTTGGTTGGGATGGCCACTGGCGCGCTGGGCGGCGCGGGAGGTGTGGACACCGGAACGGCGGGAATTTCAAGCACGTCGCCTGTCGACATGTCGTCAGTGCAGGGCATTGAGCTGCGCGCGGCAGGCGGCCCGGTGAATGCCGGGCAGCCGTATATCGTGGGCGAGGTTGGCCCGGAACTGTTCGTCCCGCCGGCGTCTGGAAGTATCGCGCCCAACAGCGCGCTGAGCGGATTGGGGGCTGCCGGCGGCGGTGATGTAACTGTTGTGCAGCACATCAGTGTCGACAGCCGCGCCGACCAGGCATCCATTCTTCAGGCGATGAAGGTAGCAAAAGATGCCGCCGTGGCGGAGATCAAACAGAACCTGTCGCGAGGCGGGGACATCCAGCAACTGGTCCGGAGGTAACTGATGGCGACACTCGACTGGCCGGTGGATCTCGTGCCGTCGAAGGCGACGTGGGGCCTGCAATCCAACACGGAAAGCTTCTCGTCGCCATTGAATCGGTCCGTACAAACCGTTGAGCGGCCCGGTACCCGATGGAAGGTGACGCTGGAGTTCCCACCAATGGATGCTATTCAATCCGGTCGGCTTCAGGCGTTCCTTGCTTCGCTCGGCGGGATGGCTGGCCGCTTCACGCTGTGGCCACATGGCCGGCCGGGGGCGTCCGCCTATGCGCCGCTCGTCAACGGCACCATGTCCAACTTTAAGGCGCTGCCCACGAAAGCGTGGCCGGCCAGCACGCTCGTTTTGCGTGCTGGCGATTACCTTGCGGTGGGCGGCGAACTGAAGATGGTGATCTCCGACGTCACCAGTGATTCGGCTGGGCTGGCCACTGTTTCCGTGGCACCTGCCTTCCGTAGCGCGCCGGCCAACAATGCTGCCATTACGTTAAACAGGCCGCGTGCAACGATGATGTTGACGACCGACGAATACGCGGTGTCCGTGCTTCCAGGTCGAATCTCCGATAGCGTGGTGATTTCCTGCGCGGAGGCTTTCGGATGAACCGCGTCATCGACAGCGCAACGGCAGCGGCAGTGCAGGCCGGCCATGTTCCTTATCTGTTCTTCGTGCAGCTGGACTTCTCGGCGCCCTTACGCGTCTGCAGTTCGGGGTATGACATTGCGTGGAACGGACAGACGTGGATGGGCCTCGGAGCGCTCGGGGGCCTTGAGCCGATTGAGGAACAGGCCAGTCTGGAAGCGACAGGGGTAAGGCTGACCCTTACTGGTGTTCCCGTCGACATGGTCGCTATCTCTCTGACAGAGCAGTACCAGGGCCGGGCGTGCCAGATATGGTTTGCGCCGCTGCGCGAGGACCTGCAACTCGTGGTGCAGCCGATCCGCCTGTTCTCGGGTCGGATGGACACTATGGATACGGAAGTCGGCGACACGGCCACTATCACGCTCACGGCTGAGTCGCGAATGGTCTCGTGGGACAAGGCGCGCGTGCGCCGCTACAACAACGAGGACCAGCAGAGCCGCTATCCCGGCGATCGAGGCTTCGAATACGTGGCCCAGATGGTAGAGAAAAACCTTCTTTGGGGGCGTTGATGCAACGTATGAGTGACTGGCCAGAGCGCCTGGCCGCGTTTGTCGAAGCCCGCCGTGAGCGGGCTTTTTCATGGGGTGAGTCTGACTGTTGCCTCTTCGTCTGTGACGGAATCGAGGCAATGACGAGCACCGACCCGGGCGGGCGCTGGCGCGGGCTGTACCAGACCGAAAAGGGCGCGCGTCGGGTGCTACGCGACAACGGCGGCGTCTCCGGGCTGGCCACGCTGATCCTCGGTCCCCCGATTCCCGCGGCACTCGCAGGGCGCGGCGATGTGATGCTAATTGACACGCCGACCGGCGAAGCGCTGGCACTGAACATCGGTGCTGCCATTGCGGCCCAAGGCGAGCTCGGCATTGAATTTCATCCTGTTGGCGTCGCAAAGGCGGCCTGGAAAGTTTAGGAGACCCCGTTATGCCAGCAGCAGCTGCCGCCGCCGTCGCAACTGCCATCCTCGCAGCCGGTTCAACGGTGGCTGTCGCGACGGCGGTCGGGATGCTCGTGTATGCCGTCACGGCCTTTGCGATCTCGTTCGCGATCGGCTCCATCATGGGGGCAATCTTTAAACCCAAGTCCAACAATGGGTTCGCAGCGGAAGCGCAAGGTCGCACTCAGGTCGTTCGCTCCAACGTCCAGCCACGGAACATCATCTACGGGCGCGCAATGACGTCTGGCCCGCTGATCTTTGCGGCCAGCACAGATGGTCCCAGCAAGAAGAACCAGTTCATGCACCTGGTTATCGCATTGGCTGATCACGAATGCGACGCCATCGAAGAGGTTTATCTGGGTGAGGATCCCGTCGGCACGCTCGACGAGTTTGGGCAGCCGACAAATGGCAAGTTTCTGAAGACTTGGGGAGAGAGCCAGACAAAGAGCTTCCCCATAACGCCAGGCGCGCACGCGAGCATTACCTTTGATGTCGGCAACGTGATTTGGAGGGTCAATTCCGCGGTTGCGTCATGGCCCTTAAATGTGCAGGAGAACGCGTATAACAACCAGACGTTGCGATTCGACTACCTCGAAGGTGGCACGACCGTCAACGTCTACGGCATTGATCCAAATGCCACGGCGATCGACATCACGTTTGAGGGGCGCGCTTGGCATCGGTACGTCCGCGTTAAAAAGCACTTGGGACATGTCGATCAGCAGGCGGATGGGGATTTGGTGGCGGAGGTGCCAGGTTGGACGTGGGATCACCGCTTGCGCGGCGTCTGCTATCTGTACTTGCGGCTTGAGTACAACGCCGACCTATTTCCCAACGGCCTGCCGAACGTCAAGGCATTGGTGCGGGGGAAGCGGCTCTGGGATCCCCGAACCGGTGTCACTGCGTGGACGAACAACTGGGCGCTGTGCGTGTACGACTACTTGCGCGACGAACGCGGCTTCGGGTGTGTCGATGCGGACATTGACCAGCAGTCGGTGATCACGGCGGCGAACATCAGCGATGAATGGTTGGATCTGGGTAGCGGGATCTTCCAATCCAGGTACCGCTGCGACGGTATCGTGATGAGTGATAAGTCGCCGCGCGACAATCTGACGGAAATGGCGACGGCCGGTGGTGGCCCCATCGTGATTTCGGGCGGCGTGTTTCGCGTATTCGCTGGCGCATACGAGACGCCGACGGTGACGCTCACCGAATCGGATCTCCGTGGCCCAGTAAAGGTGTCACCGCGGATCTCGCGCAAGGACCTTTTCAACGTCGTCAAAGGCACTTTCATTAACCCTGCCAATGCGTGGCAGCCGTCGGACTTCCCGGCGGTGAAGAATCCGACCTACGCAGGGTATGACGGCGAGGTGATCGAGCGGGACATCGAGCTGCCGTACACCACGGATTCGATCATGGCGCAGCGCCTCGCCAAGATCATCTTGGAGCGATCGCGCCAAGGCATCGTGGTGAACTTCCCGGCGAAGCTGACGGCATTTCAGCTCACTGCCTACAGCACGGTCTATCTCTCGCTCGCCAAGTTCGGCTGGTCGAACAAGGTCTTCCGGGTGATGTCGTGGAAGATGAGCGACGACGGCGGAATCGATCTGATCCTGAACGAAGAAGCGGCGGCCGTCTACAACTGGAACTATGGTGACGCGACGGTCAACGACCCTGCACCAGACACAAACCTGCCGAATCCGTTCGCGGTTGAGAACGTAGGTCAGATTTTCATCGACTCGGGTGAGCAGCACCTGATCGTCACCGACAGTGGCGTGGTGGTGTCACGTGCATACGTAACATGGCCGGCGCCGCGCGAGCAGTCCCTGGAACAACTGGGGCGCGTCGAGTTGCAATATCGGCGCTGGGACACCGACTGGATGACGCTGACCACCTTGGCGGCTGACGCTACGAGCGTCTATATCTCGCCGGTGGAAGATGGCATCGCGTACCAGGTGCGGGCGCGATTCGTGTCCTCGCTAGGCGTGCGCAGCCCGGAATGGAGTTATTCGACGGCCCATGTCATCGTCGGGAAGTTGGCGCCGCCCGGGAACCTGACGGGGCTGTCGCTGACCGTCCTGAACGGCTTCGCCAATCTGACCTGGGATCCTGCAACCGATCTCGACGTCCGCAACGGGGGGCAGGCCCGCATTCGGCACACAACGGACCTCGTGCAGCCCACGTGGGGCAGTGCCATCGACATTGGCGGTCTCGTGTCCGGCGCTGCGAACTCAGTGCAACTGCCGTTGCTGCAAGGCGTGTACCTGGCGAAATGGGTCGATTCGACTGGGCACGAGTCGCCCGCCGCTGCGATGGTCGTTACGACCGCGCCTGCGCTGATCGATCTGAACATCGTTGCCACGGTTACCGAACACCCGGCCTTTGCCGGCGTGAAGACGAACGTGGTCAGGGACCCGTCGCTGAACGGCATCAAGCTGATCAACCTCGGCATGATCGACGATCAGGGGCTGAGCGACGCGACAGGCTTGTGGGACTCTCAGCTGGCCATCGACGGGCTTGGCAAGATCGACGACGTCATTGGGCAGGGCGGTTGGGGGCTGATCGACTCGATTGGCGGCATCGTTGATAGCGGAACGTACTTCTTCGCGAACTCGCTAGACCTTGGCGCGGTGGAGAAGTCGCGCCTGACGGCGACCATCGATTCCGTGTCGTTCGACACCGGAGACATGATCGACGGTCGGTTGGATTACCTCGACAACTGGTCGGACATCGATGGAGGGCTAATCGAGGATACGTCTGTCGCGTTGTTCGTGCGGACCACGGCTGATGACCCCGTCGGCACGCCGACATGGACAGAGTGGCAGCGTTTCTCGATGGGCGACTACGAAGCGCGAGCGTTCCAGTGGAAGGTCGATCTGACCAGCGCGTCGGCAAACCACAACGTCGTGGTGTACGGGCTAACAGTCAGCGTCGATATGCCTGATCGCATCGACTTCGGCCGCGGCGTCGTGTCGGCGGCTGGGCCCACCACTGTGACGTTCGAAAAGCCGTTCCGGATCGTGCCCGCCATTGGCATCACGGCGCAAAACATGCAGCAGGGCGACTGGTTCACGATCAGCCCCACGCCTACCACTGCCGGCTTCACGGTGAATTTCTTCAACAGCGCAGGTACGCCGATCTCCCGCAGGTTCGACTGGGACGCGAAAGGCTATTAACAAGAGAGGAAGAGCATGTCACAACACGACATGGACATCGCCAATCAGGCGGGGGCGGCGTTTCGCGCCGACCTGAATCTGGCGCTTTTGGCGCTCGTGGGGAACAACAACGGCACGTCTGCGCCGACGGTGACGTTTCCCCATATGTTCTGGGCGGACACCAGCGCCGGTGTACTCAAGATGCGAAACGCCGCAAACACGGCGTGGGTGAGTCTCGGCCTGCTGGGTGTCCAGAACCTCGGACATCTGCTTCCGGGCAGCATCGTCTACCACGCCAAGAGCGCCGCGCCGTCGGGCTTCCTGAAAGCGAGTGGCGGGGCCGTTTCGCGCATCACGTACGCGGACCTCTTCAACGAGATCGGCACCACATTCGGCGCGGGCGATGGATCGACAACGTTCAACCTGCCGGAATTGCGCGGCGAGTTCATCCGGGTCTGGGACGACAGCCGCGGCGTCGACAGCGGCCGGGGCTTCGGCAGCACGCAGGCGCAGCAGATGCCACAGCACAGGCACGTCAACGATCCGGGCGGGAATAGTTGGTGGCATGACGCGCCGGGCCTCGGGATCATCAACATTGGCGGTTCCACTCTTCAGATCAACCGTTCGACCACCACGGGCGATGTCGGCGTCGGTGTGGCTGTGGGGGCGGAGAACCGCGTTCGCAACGTCGCGCTGCTTGCGTGTATCAAGTACTGAGAGGCTACACATGGAAGACCTGAACGCCGGAGTTGAGAGCTCCAACCAGCCCATCGCCGAGGCCAGTCCCGCGCCGCGACGGGAAATCTTCAACTATCACCCGATCACTGGAGAGTTTCTTTCGACAGGCGTGGCCGACGATAACCCGCTGCAGCCTGACGACCCCATTGTTCCTGGGTTCGCGACGCCCAGCGCGCCCCCGGCATGCGGCGAGCGCCAGGTAGCCGTCTATCGTGACGAACAGGGGAAGGCGCCACAGAACTGGCCGCAGGGGAGTTGGACGCTCGTGCCCGACTACCGCGCGGTGCCGCTGTTTCGCACTGCCGACGGATCCCCGTTCACGATCGACGACACGTATAGCGGCCTCGGCGATCTGCCCGTGTTCCTGACCGACGAGGCACGCCCGTCCGCGGCGCATGTGTGGCAGAACGACGAGTGGACGCTCGACATCGCGCTTGAGACCGACCTTCTCGCAGCTCGCGCACGCGCGCAGCAGGCGACGCTGCTCGCTGAGGCAGACCAACGTGTCGCGCCGCTGATGGACGGATTCGTTCTGGGCGAGCTCTCGACCGATGAGGAAGCGTTGCTGAAGGCGCTAAGCCAATACCGCAAGGCGTTGCGCGCGGTGACGTCGCAACCCGGGTTTCCGCGCACGATCGACTGGCCGGTAAAGCCGGCATAACCGACAGGCGGTGCCCAGATGACAACGGACTTCAAGCGCGGCCAGGACTTCGCCTATGCGGGCCAAATTCTGAACAGCGGTTCGGTGATGGACTTCACCGGCTGGAGCATCGCTTCGCAGCTGCGCACCGCGCTTACCGGCGCGCTTGTGCAGGATCTGAGTGCTGAATTTGTCGATGCAGCGACGGGCCTTGTCTCGCTATCGGCCAGCGCTCAGCAGTCGACCGTTTGGCCGCTGGAACTGCTGGTGATGGATATTCGGCTGCAAAGCCCTGCGGGACAGGTGGTGTTGTCCAACACCGAGACAATCAATGTGGTGGAGCGCGTGACCCATGCCTGACCTGACGCCAATCAATCTGTCACTGAAGCTCGTAAGCGCCAGCGCGGCGCCAATGGAAGCCACCTTTGCACCGTTCTTCAAGGGCGACCCCGGAAAACAAGGTCCTCCTGGCGCTGACGGCATGCCTGCGGACGTGCGCGCGAACATGAGCAAGCTGGAGGGCAAGCACAACCTGCGCGACCTGAGCGCCGCGCTATCGGCCTATCATCCATCGCCGACCGTGACGGGCGACCCACAGACCATTGTCGGCATCGGCTGCTGGGGCGATTCGGTCTCGCCGCACGTCTGGTCGCAGATCCTGCTGCTATTGTTCCAGTCGCACCAGCAGGCCGGCTACGTGCAGCAGACCATCATGAGCGTGCCCGGCATCGATCCGCCAGTCACGACGGGCTCGGTGTTCGACAGCGGCGCGGCGCCGGTCGATCAGAACGTCTATGACGGCGCCGGTGGCAACGCCGATTTCACCTATCTGCCGGGAGGCGACCACTACAGGCTGTCCAATGCGGCCACGATCACCATCAGCGCCAGCGCCAATCGCGGCTGGGCAACGGCGCGCGCCTACCTCGCCAAGGGGCCGGGCATGGGATCGGCGACGGTCGACTTGCTGGACGCCGACAACGGCGATGCACTGCTGCTGACGCAGACGGTCGACCTCGCGGATACCCAGCTTGGCGCGACCAAGGTGCAATTCACGGCCGATCCGACCAAGGCGCTGAAACTGCGCATCACGGCGACCGGCACCGTCGTGTATCTGCGCGGCGGCTTCTTTCGCGCCTACGGCCTGCAACCGATCACGTTCGGGCGCGGCGGCTCGACGCTGGCGCAGCAGAACTACGCCAGCACGGCGATCACGTCGTACCTGATGGGCGACCTGAACGTGAAGCTCATGGTGGTGCAGGCCAAGGAGGAAGATGCCGAGACGAGCGTGCCGCTCATGTTCGCGCGCTTCGCCAGCCTGCCGCCGTGCAGCAAACTGGTGGTCGGCAGCCTGCCGGACAACAGCGACGCCGCGATGCAGATCGCCAACAATGCCGTCTTCCGCACCCGGGCGCTTGCCAACGATGCCGCGTACTTCGATGGATACAGCGCGTGCAAGAACTTCGCCGAACTGGTCCGGCTGGGCTGGGATGGCGACGGCACGCACCCGGCCGATGAGGCCAACCGATTCGTCGCCGGGCTGATCCTTGGCGAACTGAACTGGCAGCACGTCTTCGGATCGGCGGAGATGCGCGACGTGCGCGCGACGCGCATGATCGGCGATCTTTACATATCGCATCCAGGCGGCATCTCGAAAATCATCGAGTCGTACGGTGGCAGCAACGCCGACAAGGCCAAAATCGAGAACGTGGCCGAACTGCACTTCGGGCCCGAGGGCAGCGCGCCGCGCCTCATGCAGCGGTCGCCGAACAGCATCCAGATTCTGGACAGCACTGGCGGGACGCTGGGCAGCTTCTTCGTCGGAAACGTTGAACAGGCCGCCGACAACCAGCAGAACTACTGGGCGGGCAACCACATTTTCGACAATGTCGTGCAGGTCCGCGGCTATAGCGTCGACGAGTTGCCCGGCGTTGGTGACCGAAACATCGCCTTTGCTCTCAACGGCCGCAAGGCAGGAGAGGGCGCCGGCGCGGGTACCGGCGTGCCAGTCTACCGAAAGGACAGCGTCTGGTATTCGTTCGCCACTGATCAGCCCGTGCAGGCGTAGCCCGCCGACATCGCAGCAATGCAGCCCGCCTTGAGCGGGCTTTTTCGTTTCTGGAGGCTAGATGGACAAACAGACATTCAGGCTGGCCAGCGGCCTGACGCAGTCGATGGCCGACCGGTGGTGGCCACATGTCGACGCGGCGTGGCGCGAGTACGGCATTGATTCGGCGGCGCGCCAGGCCGCATGGCTCGGCCAGATCGGACACGAGTCCGGCGGCTTCGTCTACACGCGCGAACTCTGGGGCCCGACGCCGGCGCAGCAGCGATACGAGGGGCGTGCGGATCTTGGCAACACGCAGCCGGGCGACGGAAAGCGCTACATGGGCCGCGGCCTGATTCAGATCACCGGGCGCGCCAACTATAGGGCGTGCGGCGCGGCGCTCGGTGTCGACCTCGAAGCCAGCCCCGAGCTGCTGCAGGGCGACGCGTTGGCCGCGCGTTCGGCATGCTGGTTCTGGCAGCGGAAGAACCTGAACGCGCTGGCCGATGCCGGCGATTTCGTAACGCTCACCCGCCGGATCAACGGCGGCACCAACGGCCTGGCCGACCGGCAGCAGCGTTGGGAACGCGCCAAGCGCGCACTGGGAGTCGTGTGATGCAGATCGTCGAGAACTGGAACAAGTTGTGGAAGAGCACCACGGTGCTGCTGTCGGCGCTGCTGGCCATGCTGTCGGCGGCGCAGCTGCTGCTGCCGTCGCTGCAGGCGGTGATGGAGCCGAAGCTGTTTGCCCAAATCACGCTGGCGCTGGCCGTGCTGATTGGCGCGCTGCGCTACGTCGCCCAGCAGTCCATCAAGCCGGACGACGCGACGCCGACTGACCAACCGTGAACTGCCAACAGAGCAGCACGACCAACGGAGCCGTGATGGACCTATCTGTGATCAATGTGCCGGGGGGCATTGCCGGAGCGCTTGGCTACGTCGTGGCCGCCATCGGCGGGGCTATCTGGTTCATCCGCGGCGCGTGGCGCAAAGACCGTGTAGTCGGCGCGCAGACTCAGGCGGAGATCGACATCATCGCGCGTCTGTCCGAACAGCTCGATAAGGCAAATGCGCGCGCCGATCTTGCTGAGAAGCGGGCAGACGCGGCCTACAAGGAACGCAACGACGCGTTCCAGATGATGGGCGAACTCAAAGCGAAGATCAGCGGCCTCGAAACTCAGGTCCAGATGCTTCGGGAGAAACTCGATGGCAAAGCTACGTGATTGGCTCGCGCGGTACCGGGCGAAGTTCATCCTCGTGGGCCACAGGATGGAGGCCGTGACGGTGCTGATCCTGCTGCTTGGCGGCGGGATGGGCACCGGCTACCTGTTCTGCGTCTGGCAATACCGCGAACTGATGGCCCAGCAGCGCGACGACCACCAGGCCGAGATCGGCCGGCTGCAGGAAGCCTACACGCAGACGCTGGCGGCGCTGACGCCCAAGGTCGCTGCCGCGGCCAATGCGTCGGCTCAGGCGGCCGAGGCGTCTGTGGAAGCAGCCAAGTCCGTGAAGCGTGCAGCGCGCCCGGCGGCCGCAGCAGCGCCGCGCCCGCTCAGCGAGGCCGAGCGACAGGGCGTGAACCGGGACATCGAGGCGGCGAATCGGAAGGTGAGGGAGGCCCGGAAATGAGGATCCTGCTGTTCTGTCTGTTGCTGGCTGGCTGCGCTGCGGCCGAGCCGCCCGCCGCGCCGGCGCACCAGCCGCGCCACTGCGACACGCTGCCGACCCTGAAGCCGGGCGCCACGCGCGCCGACATGCTCGAGCACATCCGAGTGACTGCGGATCTCTACGCGCGCTGCGCGGCCACGCCATGATCGCACTACCGTTCGCATTGCCGTGGCGCGCGATCGCCGCGGCCGCGCTGGCCGCCGCCGCCTTCGCCGCCGGCTGGACTGCCAACGGCTGGCGCAAGGATGCCGAGATAGACCGGATGAAGACCGCCAGCGCTCAGGCCGACCTGGCCAGCGCCAACAAGGCGATCGAGAACCTGGGTGCGGCCAGTCAGACCATTCGCACCAAAGCCGACGAGTTCAACGCCAGTCAGGCCACGCTGACCGCCAAGGTCGACCAAGCCGTGAAGGAATTCCGAAATGCGAAGAAGCCTCTGCCTGTGGATTGCCGCCCTGACGATTTCCGGGTGCGCAAGCTGTCCGATGCCGTCGACGCGGCCAAGCAAGCCGCCGCCGCTCGATAGCGCGCTGGCTGCGCCGTGCCGAATACCGGACGCGCCAGCCAGTGCCGACTATGACGCCTGGCAGGAATGGGTGATGGCAGACGTGCTGAAGGCGCTGGGGGAATGTGCGGCGAAACACCGAAAAACGGTTGAGGCGTGGCCCGCTTAGTCAATCAAGCTATGAGGTAATGTAAAGTTCGGATAAGGGACCCGGATTTATACGAGGTCTTCCACGAATCGGGGAGCAACTATGAACTTGGTGTTTGATGCGCCAAATGCGGCAGAAGAAGGCGAAGTCAGGGCGGCGCTTTTGAGCCTGGAACGGCTTGGGATGTTGAGGGCTTGGCAGCAGCAGTCTGACGGATCGTTCCTTATCGAGGTTGACCGCGAATTCGTTGGCGAACTTTCTCGACTGGATGAGATACGCTCCCTCGGGGGCCTTAACCGACGCACCCTCCAATAGGGAGAGAACCCCTCGACAGTTTGCGGGAGGTCAGAAAAGGGTGCTCCAAAGCATGCCCTCTCAGGGAATGCGCTCCCAGCCTGGACGCACGACGCTGGAGGTGCGACTTTCGTCCCTTAGCCGTTGGATCGGTGCCAAGTAATCCGCCGCCTCCTTCATGGTCTCTTCGGCCAGGCGACGTGAAACGTCATCTAGGCCAGAAGAAAGGATCGAAGACAGGGCTGCATAAAGTGCTAACAGATGCTCATGGGCTTCGTCAGACGCCGATGTACCGGTCATTGCTCACCTCGAAAAAGACGCCAAAGTCGACACTTAACCAGTGTAGCAATTGCAAGCGACGTTTTTGCAGACAATGCCGATTGTGCAAATTCCCTGCCGGGGGAATCACCCGAAGGGGTTACGGAAACGCAGCATCAATCCCGCCGCAGCTCTTCAGTCGAGCGGTGGACCCGGTACTGGCCAAGACGCGGTATCCGTCGAACTTGATCTCGTAGAGCCAGCCGGCCTCGAGCGGTATGGCCTTTCTCTCGACCAGCAGCATGGGCGAAAGCTGATCCAGCGTCGGCGCGGGCGTGCCGCGCGGCATGGCGATTAGCCCTTGATGCTGCGCGGATCATGGCCGAACGAATTTCGCTTGCGGATCTGACCGTCGCGGCCATGGATCAGCAGCTCGACCTTGTCCCGTTTGGCCCGCTCCGTGCCTGCCGCTATCGCTTCTTCCTGTGTGAAAAATAAGGTCCGGTCGCCGCCGCCGGCTGCTTCGACGGCCCATTCGTTGCCCGCGGGCACCACGTGAATTTCCTTGTTTGCCATGACTGTCTCCTGATGGTGTGAGGACAGTTTGTGGCGGTGGTATCGGCAGCGCTATCGGGAAGCGTCCGACATGTCGCATATACTGTACGGATATACAGTACTTGCCATGTCGACCGGATTCCAACCACCCCCTCCGCCAATGCCCAAATACGTCGTTTCAGACGAGTGGGTGTGCCGCACATGCTCGCGGCTCGTCATCACGATGGTGCAGGAATACCCCCATCCGCGGATGCGCCTCGACTGCAAGCTGGGCCGTGTCTGCCCGGTAGCGACGTGCGAAGAATGGGAGCGGGAGATCGGGGTGGAGTGAGGAAAAATCGTTGGAAGATCCCGAAAACGGCCACGTATCTTCGCGGTATGTGGCGGGGACCATATTCCAACGAACTGAGCCAAGCTATTGATTTCCAATGATATTGGTGGCGGATTGTGATTCCTGTTGTCGCGGGTTCGAGTCCCGTCAGCCACCCCAAGTTTTCGCAGAAAGGCTGCTTGAAAAAGCGGCCTTTTTGTTTTGGTTCGCGACATTACAAGATGTCCGATGCCTGTGCGAGCAAACAGCTCGTGCATCCTCTGATGCAATGCCTCCGCGAGAGTGGCCCACGCGAGACGGCCAGCGCACCGCTGGCCTTTCGGGGGCCAGCAATGCCAGGTTTGTCAGTCGAGCTTCGTGCTCGGTTCGGCAAGTTCGAGCATGCGACAGATGGCAGCCATGTTGCCGACCATCGTACGGCGCTGGGCACCCTGATAGACGCGCACGCCCTTGATTTGCCGGAACGGGACTGGCTTGACCGGGCGGCGGGAAGCGGTGGG